TTACGAACCGGTCGAGTTGTCACGGTTTGTCACAGTGCGTTGAAGAATGCGCGCAGCGTCTGCCAACGCGTCGTTCTGCGAGTGCATGTAGGTGCGCATCGTGAAGGCCGCATCCGCGTGCCCGAGCCACGCCGAGATCACCACGATCGGCACCCCTTGCAGGTGCATCAGCGTGCCGCAGGTGTGGCGCGCATCGTGCAGCCGGATCTGCGACACGCCCGACCGTGTGCACATTTCTCGCCAGAAATCGGAGATCGTGTCCGGGTGGTAGGGGCGGCCGGCCTCGTCGCACACCACGTACGTGCCGGGCCCGTACGCCTCGCCCAGGCGGAGCCGTTCCCTCGCCTGCCGGGTGCGGGCCGCCTTCAACGCCGCGGTCAGTGCTGGGGTGAGTGGCAGCGTGCGTGCGGAGCGGGTGGACTTGGGTTCGCCCTCCGACACCTTCCCGTTCACCGACACCCGGTTGTTGGCGATCGTGATGGTGCCGGCCTCGAGGTCGAGGTGCTCCCACTTGAGGCCAGCGATCTCGCCGCGGCGCAGCCCGGACAGGGCGAGGTGCCAGGCGTGCTCGTTGCGGTCGGTCGCCGCGACCTCGAGCAGTGTGCGGACCTCGTCCTCGGTGAAGGTGCGCATCTCCTTCTTCTGCCGCGGCACCCGGTCGACCAGGGCGGCGACGTCGCGAACCAGTTGGCCCTGCTTCACGAGTCCGGACAGCACCGAGGACAGCACGTTGAGCATCGGGTTGACGGTGTTCGCGGTCCACGCCTTGCGGGGGGTGCCGTCCGACTTGATGACGGTGCCGGCGAGCAGCGCGGAGACCAGGTCGTCGATGTCACGCTTGGTCAGCTTCTGCACCGCCAGGCCGCCGTACATGTCGCGCACGGGTTGGAGGGCGTGGGTGTAGGCACCGAGGGTGGTGGGGCGGACGCGGCGGCCGGCGAGCCAGTCCGCGCACGCCTGCTCCACGGTGAGCGTCGAGCGGTGCACGTGCGTGCCGCGGGCGACGTCGTTCTGCAGCTCCGACAGTTTGTCCTTCGCGTCGTCGAGGCTGTCGAACCGTTTGCGGTACTGCTTGCGCCCACCGGTGACCGGGTCAGTGCCGATGTCGACGGTGAGCTGGTAGCGGACAACGGGTCGGCCGCGGACCTTGCGGGCGAGTTCGACCTTCTTGATCTGCGGGGGGAGTTGTTGGCGGGCCACGGGTGGCTCCTAGTTGTTCCAGGGCTGGCGGCGGGCCAGCTCGAGGTTGATATAGCCACGTTCTCGTGGTGTCAGGTGTTCGAGTCGTGTGCTGAGGGTGTCAAGATCGACGAACAGTTCGTCGGCCAGTTCGATTGGGTGTTTCGTCCACAGCAGAGCGTCGAATAGATGGGGGAGCGCGATGAGTCTCCGGGCGGCGAGGACGTCGACGATGTGTTCTTCGAGCGCGGCGAAATGCGGGTGGTCGGGGACTGGCCCACGCTCAAGGTGCTCGATCTCATGTTGGAGGGTGCATCGCCGGCCGGCCTGGTTCAGTCGGCAATCGAGGTAGATGCCGTGCACGGTGAGCAAGCCCGCCCGTGTGCCAGGGAGGGGGTACCGGCAGTTCACCTTCATATGGGGGTGGTTGCGGCTGAGATACCGCCACGGATTCCAGCGCCGACCACCGCGAAGAATGTCCGATTCCCGCATTCCCAGATTAGAACACATGTTCGATTAGATGGCGATGGACCCGTCGTCATGCCGTCCGGTGCATAATCGCCAGCAGGTTTTCTGCCGCTGTTGCTTCGTTGTCGACATCAACGATCTCGGCCACCTTGAAGATCGGTGTCAGCATCGAGTCGCCACCCATCTCTTCGACGGCCTCGCCCGAGTAAAACGCGATGAAACTCTCTGCTGCTCCTGCGGCGCTAGCAGCTGTCACTCGCGCATTGAACTCCCTGGCCACCATCTTGGAGGTATCGATGGATGTCTGGTGAAGCTGAAGGCGCTCCATGAGATGTCGCCTGCCATTGGTGTAGGCATAGTCGAACTCGACGTCGTCCGCAGCATCATCCCAGAGTGCGGGTACAACGATGTCGGCTTGCGGCTCGACTTCAGCAAGCCGGAGCGTCTGCTCGACCCGCTGCTGCAGGACGCGGGCCCTTGGCTCCACATGCCCTTCCTCGCGGTGCACAAGCTCCGCAAACAACCTTGTGGCGACATCTCGAGCGGTGCCAGCTGCACGCGTGTGGCCACCGGTGACAAGTCGAAACTCTGACGGACGGCGCCGCTGGGCCTGCAGTACCCGTTCCCACCTACCGGACAGGATCATGTCTGTGAAGTACTCGACCCATGCCTCGTACCCGTCCTTGGTGAGCCCATACTTCTTCAGGGCGCGCCCGTTGATGCGGCCGGATGACTGATCCACCGCAAACAACTTGATCGCCCACTGGTCGTCGACCGAGACCGCGACACCGATGTTTCGCGGTTCCTTTCGTCTCATGTCCGCCGTGTACTGGATCAGGTGCCACGCGGCATCCACTGCACACACCTCCTGTCACGGTTGGAACAGCGAAGGCTCGTCATCGGTACCGACATATGAGCGCAGCGGCGCGACGAACCTATCCACCAAAGTATCTATTCGCTCCTTGCGATCGCGCAGCAGCTTGCGGAGCGTGGCGCCATTCGCCTTCGGCAGCAGTCCGCGCGCGTTTGCCTCATTGAGCGCAAGGTCAATCGCGCCCATCGGGGCGTTCTTCACGCGCCAGGCCCAGAATCTCAACGCCTCAAGTGGAGGCTCTGTGCTCTGAAAGCCATGCCAGCCCAGGGTCATGTCGGTTGTCTTGGCGAAGGTATTGAATCTCCTCCCGTCCGATCCGGCTAAGGCATCATCGTGATCAATGAGCCAAATGCCGAGACTTGGGTGGAACAGAAAGTTCTCCTCATGTCGATCCTCGTTCAGCACCCAGCAGTCGAACACAAGGGCGCCTGCAATGGTCGGCGCGTGCGCCGCGACAACCTCTTGTCCGCGGGTCGGCGGGACGGTGACACCAGCATGACTGACCTGAGGCGTCACCCAACACTTGCGTCCATTGGGATGCAGTGCAATCTCGCCAGGTAGGACGGGAAGGCCGATCGCTGCAGCAAGCCGGCAGCAGATGAGTTCGTTCGCGAGCAGAAATGGCAGGTCGTGGTCCTGAGCCTTGACGTGCATCTTGGCCACACCCCACCAAGAGTCATGCGCGCCTGCGTAATCATCAGTGATAGACGTGTACGACTCGATCTCGATACCCGGCTCGCGGTACCGCCGGCTCACTTCTGACCGTCCTCGGGATATACGGAGCTGGCGTCGTCGATGTCGCGGGCCGCGAGGATCTCGCGGGAATTTAGCGTATCCGGGTCGGGCATGTCCTGGTTGCTGTCCACGTATGTGGTGGACGGCTGCGTGCCCCTTACCTCATTATGGCCCACGGGCGACGGCTCGTAACCCTTCCGGGCCGCCGCATAGTCAGGGTCGGGATCGGCAACAGGAGCGAGTCCGGCCGGGTTCATGGAGGGCGATCGCCGCGAGCGACCGCCGCCAGTCGGGCCGCCGTGCTTCGTGCTGCCCTCTTTCGTCCGCGGTTCCGGGACTTCTTCGGTGCCTGAGTCATGCCGGTTCTCCTTCGGTGTCATTGCCCGGATCACGGCGAGCACGGCGTCTCGCTGTTCCTCGGTCAGGTCGTCCGCGTTGCTGGGGAGCATCGCGGCCAGTTCGGATTGCCGGCGTTCGACGGGGAGTCCGATGGATGCGGCCGCGGCCAGGACGACGGATGCGACGTCGACTTCGAGTGCATCTGCCATTGCCTGGATTGTGGCCGGCTCCGGGAACTCCTTGATCCGAACGCCAGTACCCAGCTGCTGCCAGCGCTGCGCACTGAATACATGGTCGGCGCGGTCCGCGAGGGTGCGGTACGACCAGCCGCGTTCGGCGCGTCGAGCCTGTATGAGGTCAGCGATTGTGGGCACGCTCTGAGATTGGCTGGCCGGTTCACTGCCTCGCAACAGACGCTCCTTGATAGACACCTACCGGTATTTGACACCCGCCGCGCGGATAGCCGCCTACCGATTGACGGTTGCAATCGTGCCGCATAGTCCCTGCCTGCGGAAAGTTCGCTGATTCACATCTCTTGCACCCGCCTACCGGTAGGCGCTACAGTTCTGCTCAGTACTTGACAGATAGGCGCCTACTAGGCAGGATGGAGACCACGATGGCAACCCGCTATCGCAGACGACCAAAGGGGACCTGGATGAGACTCCGCAGCGCGGCGCTCCTCCGGGCGCTGGTGGGACCCGAGAAGGACAAGGTGATGTCCGGGAGAAAGCTCGCCCGGTACGCCGACGTCCATCCGAGTTTCATCGACCACCTCCTCCATGAACGACGTCGCGGATGCGAACCGCTCACTGCGGACCGCATCGCGGAGGCCCTCGGTGTGCCGACCGAGGTTCTTTTCGAGGAGAAGGTGTCAACTACTGAGCGCCCATCCGTAAAACGGAAGACGGCAGTAGCTGCATAAGAAAGGCCGCCGCCTGAGGCAACAGGCGACGGCCACGACATGAAAGGCACATCAATGTCAGAACTCAGTGTAATGGGAGGTGGATCGGCGGGGCAGTCCCCGTTCGACGCCATCCGCCAAGTTCGACCAGACGGTTCGGAGTTCTGGTCGGCTCGCGGCATCGTGCCGAACCTCGGGTACGGCGCTGACTGGCGCAACTTCGTCGCAGCGATCGATCGGGCGAAGGCGACCGCCAAGAACCAAGGGCTGGACGTCGACACACTTTTCGTTGGCGCCACCGAAAAGTCCGGCGGCCGTCCTCGCGAGGACTTTCAGCTCGCCCGCTTCGCCTGCTACCTGGTTGCGATGAACGGCGATCCGCGCAAGCCCGATGTCGCTGCCGCGCAGGCGTACTTCGCGATCCGCACCCGTGAAGCCGAGACCATGGCGCCGGCGCTCACTGGCCCCGAGCTACTCGCGCACGCAGTTCTCGAAGCGCGGCAGATGCTCGCATCGAAGGACAAGGAAATCGCTGCCCTCGACGCTCACATCGCAGAGTTGGCACCGAAGGCTGCCTACGTCGACGAGTTCGTCGCCGACGAAGACATGCTCCGGTTCGCCACCGTCGCGTCCACGCTGGGCATGCAGGAGTCGAAGCTGCGCGAGCTGCTCATCGCAAAAATGTGGATCTACTCCGAGACCTCGACCCGCTGGTCGCACTCGAAGGGCCGCAAGGTCACAGTCAATCGGTACTCGGAGTACGCCGACAAGAAGCGCTACTTCCAGCGCGTCGAGAACCATGAGGCCCCGCGATTCCGTGGCGAGGTCATGCACACCTTGAAGATCACCCCGGCTGGCGCCGAGGCGATCGCCCGACTGGTGCGGCGCGGCGGCGACAACGTGGTCGACCTCTTCGACGGCGGTGCAGCATGAGTGCCCAGATCGGACCGAAGCTGCTCCTCAACGCCGCCGAAGCGGCCGAGCTGCTCGGGGTCTCCGAAACCACCATCCGCGAAATGTGGAAACACGACGAACTCCCGTGCATCCGTATCGGCCGCGGCCGCAAGGTCACCCGCCAGTGGCTCGAGGACTACATCGCTGCACACATGGAGGTGGCATCGTGACCGCGCGTCTGGTGGCTGACCGTGTCGAGACGGTGGTCGAGGTCCTGGACTACCACGAGCACGGCAGCGAACGGTTCGCGCACGTGGTGATCGACGAGGCCTCGTACAGCGACGAACTCGGAGACGCCGAGTTTTGCGTCTCACTCGACGAACTGTCCGTGATCGGGAGTGCGTCGTGACGTTCGCACTGTGCCCGATCGTGACCATGGAGAAGATCGCCGACCACCCCGCCGCCGGCCACATGTGGTTGATGGAACTCGCCAACGGGCGCACGCAGGTGGGGTTCGGTTGCGAGATCCAGGTGTGTGCCGCATGAGCATCCGAGACGAACTCTCCAGAGTCATCGCCAGTGCACCTGCTATCGACGTCTGGTCAGCGCCCGAGCCTGACAACGTCGCCGATGCGATCCTCGTTCGCTTCGGCGTCGTCGAACTGCCGGAACCTGTGATCCCGCAAAGTGCGACCCGACCGGCATGGCTGGCGTCGCACCCTGACGGCGACCGCAAGTACCTGGTAGCCGCCGATACGGACGTGGTTCTGGCACTAGGGGTGCGAATGACGCCCGCCGAATCCAGGGAACTCGCAGCCGCTCTGCTTGCTTCTGCCAAGTACGCGGAGACCCAGTCGTGACGGGTCCGTTCCGCGGGATCGTGTTCACCCTGCCGCCCGCGCTGCTGCTGTGGGCCCCGATCATCGCAGCCCTCGCGTTGTTCCTCGCCCTCATCCCATGACTCCGGTTGCGCCGCTGTGGGGATGGCGGCGCAACCGGCACCAACTTCTGACAAGGACCTTCGAATGAACCTTCCGATCTACGAGCAGACGCGACGCACTGTGCCGTGCGCGCTGCTGTGCGACAACACCCCGGTGCCGGCCGACGAGCTCGAGGAGCTGGACGTCGATGTGGAGCTCGACCACCTGCCCGTGTTCGTCGGCCGTCCGAACGAACTTCCGAGCGTGTGGTGGTCCATCCTCGCGATGGTCGGCCTGGTGGGGATGCTCGCGTTTATCATGTACGCCGCGGCGGTGTCCTCATGAGCATCGACTTCGTTCCCGAACTGATCGCCCGTCCCGGCACGCGCCGCGCCACCCATGCGAAGCCGACGATGACTGCGGAACGTCGCGCCATGCTTCGCCGCATCACCCGTCGGCATCTGAGCCACGCGGAACCCGCCGAGCAGTACGCCGCCCGCCAGTTCGCCGCAGCGACTCGTGACCACGAGATGACTGTCCTGCACGACGACGGGGTGTACAGGCACGTCCGGTTCGCGAAGCCCGGCACCGGAATGTGGTCGTGGACGCTCACCACGTGGCCAGGGCATCTGTGCATCGACGGCGACCTCGAGTCATTCACGTTCGCCCGCGAACACGACATGTTCGAGTTCTTCGCCTACGACGGCGCCCGGATCAATCCGCACTACTGGGCGGAGAAGATCACGAACGATGCCGCACGGCGGGGAACCCACACGTTCTCCGAATCGAAAGCCGTATCTGCGGTCGTACAGGACTTCCTCGCACAGCGGCACTACGTCGACGGCCCGGCGGCCGATGCATGGCTCGACCTGCGTAACCAGGTCATCGACGAGATCCACTCCTACGACAGCTCACTGTTCCATGAGGCCGTCAACCGCTGGAACTACGACGGTTACCACTTCACCGAAACCTACGAATGGGACGTGTCGGACTGGGATCACCACTACCTGATCGCCTGTCACGCCATCGCCTGGGGAATCGCCCGGTACCGCAAGGTGGTGCAGCCATGAGCGACAGGTGCGGAACGATGGCCGGCTACGCGGACCACCGCAAAAATGGCACGCCAACGTGCCGGGCATGCAAGGACGCCCGCAACGACTACCAGCGGCGCTACCGGATGTACGGGCCGCAGAAGCACGGCATCCACGGCACCTACGGCGGATACAAGCGGCACCTCAGGAACCGAACCCAGCCGTGCACCGAGTGCCTCGAAGCCCACAACGAATACCAGCAGCGGCGGCGCGCACTGACCGCCCGAAACGTGCTCGTCCCGACCGAGCTGCTCGTCGAGCTGTACCTCAGCTCACCGCCTGAGGTGCAGGTCAAGACCGAAGACATGTTGGGAGCCAAGCGCCTCGAGGTGCTGGTGCAGCGCGTGGACGAGGCCGCGGCATGAGCGGCTGGAACGATCCGGGCGCCGACCCGGCCGACGCATGGGCTGTGACGACACCGCCGCCGATCACCATCCACGACGACCGACTCATCTGGCGGCTGCGCACCGGAACCCGCATCCGCGAAGAGTCCGGTCGCACCTTCGCCGTCACCGTCAACGGCCACCTCATCAACACCGGCACCGGCACCTGGTGCGCCGTCGCCGACCTCGAACTCCCCGTGGAGGTACTCCCATGACCACCCACTACATCGCCCCGCCGCGAAACCTGTGGCAGTGCAACACCTGCAACGCGATCCGGTCCGCGAAATGCGCCCCCGCCTGCCTCGCTGGCGACCACTACGACCCGCGTGCGCACCGCGAGGCCGCCGCGGTCGCCGGGCCCGTCGAGGAGGCCCTGTGAGCCACCCCGGATGGGATGACACCGACCGGCCGAGGTTCCTTGAGTTCGATGCCGGCGCTTATGCCGACCGTCTCCACGAGGCGCAGGTCGACCGCGAGATGGGAGTCGATCTGTGAAGATGCCGAAGCTTGAGCCCGGATCGCCCGAATGGGTCCGCACCGTCACCGCCTCGAAGGTCCCTGCCATCCTGGGGATCTCGCGCTACCAGTCGCAGTACGCGCTGTGGCACGAGATGGCCGGACTCGTCGACGCGGCGCCGCTGGGGGAGCAGAAGCAGGACCTGTTCGACTACGGGCACGCCGCGGAGCTGGCCGCCGCCGAGTATTGGAAGTACCGCACCCCCGGCTGGCGTATCTCCACCGGCGAGGTGCAGTTCACCCTGCCCGATCTCGGGTTCCCGAACGCCGCAACCATCGATCGCCGCGCCTCCCGCGGCCGGGCCCGCCGCATCGTCGAAGTCAAGACCGCCCGCTCCCTGGAGGAATGGGGCGACGACGGAAGCGGCGAGGCCCCCGCCGACTACGCCGCCCAGGTCACGTGGCAGATGCTCGTGTCCGGGATCCACGAGGCCGACATCGTTCTGTGGCCCACGTACGGGATGCCGCGCATCTACCCGATCGAATGGGACCGCGAGTTCGCCGACGCGATCCTCGACCGTGTCCGAACATGGGTGGCGTCGCTACAGGCCAGCACCCCGCCGGAGCTGGACAACAGCATCACCACATACGAGTGCCTGCGACGTCTACACCCGGACATCGACCGGGACACCGAGGTCGAACTCGACGAGGACCTGGCCGCCGCATATCTGCGGGCTGTGGCCGATCAGAAGCTGATCGACGCCGAACTGCGTGCCGCGAAGATCCGTGTCCTCGACGCAATGGGCCGCGCCCAGTACGCCACCTGCCGCGGTCGCAAGATCGCCGACCGACGCAACGGCCGCGGCGACTCCATCAGCTTGTACGCCAACACCAAGACCGACTTCCTCGAAGGAGTAAGTGCATGACCACCAACGACATCGCGCACCTGGACGAGGGCGACACCGTTCCCTCGGGCGCAAGCTTCGCTGCGACCACCGACTCGAGCAAGGCGATCGACACCCTCATGTCGCACGCCAAGGCGATGGACATCGCGTACTCGCTCGCCGAAGGCATGTGCAAGACCGCGCTCGTGCCGAGCATCTACCGCGGTAAGCCCGCTGACGGCACGGCGGCGATCCTGTACGGCGCCGAGCTGGGCCTCAATCCGATCCAGTCCCTGCAGCAGATCTTCGTCGTGCACGGGGCGCCGGCGATCTACGCCCGGACGATGGTCGCCCTATTGAAGGTGAAGGGCTACCACATCTGGACCGAGGAGAGCACCGACGAGTCGGTGACGGTCTGCGGGCAGGCGCCCTCCGGCATCACCGAGTCCTCCACGTGGACGATGGACCGCGCCCGCAAGGCCGGATACGTGCCCGAGGTCGATGAGCGCACCGGGAAGTTCAAGACGAACGACAAGGGCAACCTCATCGGGAACGAGAAGTACCTCAAGGACCCGCAGGCAATGCTCTACGCCAAGGCCGCTTCCGAGGTTTGCCGCAAGATCGCACCGGACGTCCTCCTCGGTATCGCGCACACACGCGAGGACCTCGAGCTCGACCCGCCGGAGGAGGCGACCGTACAGCGCAGCGCCCCGAAGCAGCGCGGCGTTGCCGGCGCCCGGGCTGCCCTGGGCATCGCCTCGAAGCAGGGCGAAAAAGCGGACACCCCGCAGGCCAGCGAACCGCCCACGGCAGAGAAGACACCTCCGGCCGCTACCCCAGCGGACCTCAAACGCCTCGATGCCGCACTCACCGACGCTGGGATCCTCGACCAGGAGGAGCGCCGCACGTTCTTGTCGGCCCGCGTCGGCCACGAACTCCGGGCTGCTCGAGAGCTGACGCGCGACGAGGTGGCCTCGATCATCCGGTTCGTCAAGGAAGGCGAGCCAGCCGAGGCCGGTGAGCCAGCATGACCGGTCACGCAGAGAAGGCCACCGCCCTGCTGCAGGTTGCGCAGACACAGCTCGGGTCCGGGTCACGGTTCGAGGCGGTGTCGGCGGCGAGCGTGCACGCGCAGCTCGCCCAGGTCGAAGCCACTACCGGCCTCGCCACCGCCGTGCGCGACCTGACCGCGGCGCTCGTCGACGAGGAGAAGACCGTCGACCAGATCAGCACCGACGCCGTGGCGCGTGATGTGGCAGCGATCGGGGACCGCCCATGACCGGCCGCCAACTGGCCGTGTTCGCCCTCGCCGTCGGTGTGTCGGCGGCGGGGGTGGCGGTCGCCATCTTCCTGGCCGGCGACTCGATCGTCGGCGCCATCGAGAGGTCGTTCCCTCAGCGCTGGAAGGCCCTGCCGTGACCATCCGAACCCGCGTCCACCGCACCGAGATCCCCATCACCGACGAGACGGTGCAGACGCTCCGCGGCTATCGCCGAGCCATCGCCGTCGCCCCCAGCCGACGCGCACCCACCGAGTGCCTCGAGGTCTGGTACGAGTGCGCCGACATCGACGAGGACATGACCGTCCGATTCCACGTCCACGGCACCGGCCACCCGTTCACTCACGACCGCATCAATGCGCCCCACGTCGGCACGGTATTCACGCACGACAGCCAGCTGGTGTGGCACGTGTACGCCGAATACCCGGTATCCGAGGCCCTTCAGTGAAGCGCCTCGCCATCGCTACAGAGGCGATCGGTCTCACCGCCGCCGGCCTCCTCACTGCCGGCGCCCTGATCATCACCATCCTCACCCCCACAGGAAGGGGACTCATCCCATGAGCCTCGGACTCGAGAAGGCCCGCGCCGCGGCCGGCGGCTACGGCATCGCCGCCGCCTACGACGACATCGACACCGTCCTCGCCGAACGCGACTCCCTCCGCAAGGCCCTCGCAAAGGCCGACGCCGGCAAGGACGCCGCTACAGCCGAAGCCGAACGCCTCGCCGGGCAACTCGGCACCGAACAGTTCCGCACCAAGGGCTGGCGCGACCGGGCCCTGGTCGCCGAAGACCTGTCGCGGCAGCACGCCCAAGACCTGTCCGCCGCCCGAGCCGACGTCATGCGCCTGACCGCGCTGCTCGGACAGGGACTCGACCTGATCGACACCGCAACGAACGGACCCCTCGACACCGTCGACGAGGATCTTCTCGACGCACTGCGCACCGCCCTCACTGTCGCGCCCGGGGAACGGAACATCACAGCCGATGGAAAGTGCGGGCACAACGGCGGCCAGGGAACCGGCGCCGGCCACGTCTGCGTCTGCATCCGAGGGATGAACCATCCATTCGACTCGGAGCGACCGCACGGATGCAGCGGTGGCGCGCTGTGGACAGACGGTGACCGATGAGAGTCACCGACGCCAACGCTGCCATCCGCATCGGCCGGTGGGCACTCGACAACCGCGAGATCCTGCCCGACCAGGTCCGCCTCGACATCGCGCATATCGCCGAACGCGGCAGCCAGAAACTCATGGCCGGCCTCCGCGACGACGAACTCGCCACCCTCCGAGGAGCACCACGCTCATGACCTGCAAGACACCAGGCTGCAGCCGCGGCGGACAAACCCGCCGCGGCATGTGTCGCGCCTGCTACGAACGCTGGCGCCTCCGCCAGCACGCATACGGACGCTTCCAGCCGCTCGTCGTCGACGCCGAACCAGCACGACGACACATCACCGCCATGCGCGACATCGGTCTCACCTGGCGCACCATCAGCAACCTCAGCGGAGTCGACCGCAAACAAGTCGCCGACATCTGCCGAGGCGCCAAGATGACCAGCCGCGATGTCGCCGACCGCATCCTCGCCACCCGCATCCCCACCGCGGCACACGAAGTCGCCCCCGACGACGGACGCGTACCCGCCATCGGCACCACCCGCCGCATCCAGGCCCTCGTCGCGAACGGCTGGACCCAGTCCTACATCGCCGAGCAGGTCGGCATCACCGTCGCCAACATGGTGCCGCTCACCTTCGGCCGGCAGCCCATGGTGCAGGCCGCCAAGGCCCGCACCGTCGCCGCGCTTTTCGACCGGCTCCAACTCGAACAGGGCCCATCTACCAGGGCCCGCAACATCGGCCGCAAGTACGGGTGGGCGTTGCCACTCGAATGGGACGACGACGCCATCGACAACCCCGACGCCACACCGATCGTGTCCCGCCGCACCAAGCGGGACGACTTCCTCGGACCCGTCATCGAACGCCGCGAGAAAGTCTTCGAGCTCACCCGCAACGGACTGTCCTCCGCGCAGATCGCCGACCAGCTCGGCGTCGACCCGCGGACGATCACCCGCGACAGGGGCGCCGCGGCATGACCGAATCCATCACCACCCGAGTGGAGCCAGCGGCCGCCATCAAGGCCGCCGAACACCCACACCAACCACCGGAGCGCCACTGCAAAGTCTGCGGCGCCCCGGCCGCCGCCGGCGCCTACTGGTGCCGTGACTGCAAGGGGCTGCTGTGAACGTCCATGACCGCGGCGATCAGACCATCCTGCGTCACGCCGGCAAGGCCGGTTACTGCGGTCGGGTTGCATATACATCAACGTTGAATCCAGCTGCACCGCAACAGGACCCGATGTGGAACACTCCCGGCGCACTCGAACCCATAGAGAGGAGGGCCGCCTGATGGCGCGGGACCACGGCCGCATCTTCACGTCGATCTGGTCCGACGAGGACTTCCGCCAACTCACCCCCGGGGCGCAGCACGTGTACCTGATGCTCACCACCTCACCGAGCCTGAGCTACTGCGGTGTCGCGGATTGGCGACCACGCAGGCTGCTCCCGCTCGCACGCGACTGGAAGCCGGACCACTTCTGGGCCTCCGTCGCAGAGCTGGTGCAGCGTCTCTACATCGTCGTCGACGAGGACACCGAAGAGGTTCTCGTCCGATCGTTCATCCGCAACGACGGGTTGATGAAGCAGCGGCATATGGGTGTGTCCATGGCCAAGGCGCATTCGGCTGTGGCGTCGAACGTGCTGCGCGGGGTGATCGTGCACGAGCTGATCCGCCTCCAGGCGGACGAGCCGGAGCTGAAGGGCTGGGGGAGTGACGCGGTCCGCCGGCTGGCCGATCAGACCCCTATCGATCCCGCCACGTACCCCCTCGGTGATGGTGCGGTTCATGCCCCGAACAAGGGTGACGTTCAACCCCCGAGCGATCCCCCTGTTCAGCCCTCGATTCATCCCCCAATTCAGTATGAATCGCGCCCCCCGAATGACCCCTCGACTCAACCCCCCTCTACTCCTTCTCCCTCTCCTTCTCCCTCTCCATCTCCAGATAGGGGTTACGTAAGTACGGAAGGAGACAGGGCGCGCATCACCGAACCCACCCCCTTCTGCTCATCTCATCCAGGCGGCACGACGGCGAACTGCCACGCCTGCGGCGAGGCACGCCGATCGCACACCGCCTGGATGGGCCAGCAGCAACGAGAAGCCGCCCTGCGCCTCTCCACCGAAGCGAGAGAACGCGCCGAGCTCCGAGCCCACGCCATCGCCGAATGCGGCATCTGCGACGACGACGGCTACGACCGAGGGCTCCCATGCGACCACGACCGAGACCGCGAGGAACGAGCCCGAAGAGGGATCGCCGCCGTCCGAGCCAAACTCCCGAAACCGAAAGGCGCCGCCTGATGGCCCGCAGTCGCGCATCCGCCCGCAAGGCCGGCACCGCGTTCGAAACCCTCATCGCCCAAGCCCTCGCACACCACCTCGACGACGACCGCATCGAACGCCGCGCCCGCAACGGCGCCAAAGACCGCGGCGACATCGCAGGCGTACGAATCAGGGGCCAGAGGCTCGTCCTCGAGCTCAAATCCCCTGGGAAGGGTCAGCGGGTGGATCTGCCCGGCTGGACGCGTGAGGCGGCGATCGAGGCCGGTAACGACGATGCCCTCTGCGGACTGGTCGTCCACAAGCGCCACGGCACCACCAACCCACTCGAGCAGTGGGTCACCGGAACTGTCGCCGACCTCATCGCACTCATCACCGGGCACCGACCACAGGAGGACCAGCAGCCGTGACCGAACTCGACCGACCAACCCGGGCACGGCTCCTCACCGCCCTCGACAACATCGCCACCTGGCTCGCCGACGAGCTCGACACCACCATCGCCAAGCTCACCGCCCAACCCGACATGGTCGGCGGCCCAAGTGCTGACACACCACTACCCATCAACGCCGACGCCTTCGACGCCGCACTCGACCTGACCGGCACCCTCGACGACTGGATCAACCAGGTGTGCCTCACACACCACCAAATCGCCTATCCCGGACGGCTACGCATCCAGCCCGCCGCGACATGGCTGTACGACCACTACCTCGACCTAGCCCGCCACGAACGTATCCAGCAGGCCGCCCGCGAGATCATCGAAGCCCACGACCGCGTCTACCACCTCGTCGAACAGAAACGTGACCCCGCATGGAAGCAAGCTGACCCAATCGCAGCAGCAGCAACAGAACTCAATCCGAGCGGACTCGAAACGCTAGGCCGCGAACTAGGCGGCGACTACTCCACCCTCACCCGAGAACGAGTCGAATCCCTACGACGGAACGGCCACATCACACCCGTCCGCGCCATCGAAGGAATCGGAAACCTCTACAACACAGGAGATGTGCTGATCGCGCATCTGACAATTCCGATGAGGAAACGGAAGCGAGCAGCGTAAACGTTCTTAACCGACCCGCTGTGATACGCTTCGCGCGAAGCCGAGTGTGACCCCCAAGGTCCCTCGGCTTTCGTCGTCGAAGGGGGACACAATGCAACTCCGAACCCACATCCGAATCCTGCTCCTCATCGCCACCCACCTCCGCCTCCGCCACTGACCCACACACGTCCACCCTCGACGCAGCCACAGGCGCTCGGGTGGACACGCCCCGCACCGTCCATTGGATGGTGGCGGTGCGGGGCCATAGACCAAGAAGGACACATGGCCACAACCACCGAACGCGGTCTCGGATGGAAGCACAGGCAACAGCGTGATCGGCTACTACGCAACCATGTCGACGGATCGCCGTGCTGGTGGTGTAACCAACCTCTACATCGCGACCCCACCCGGAACTGGGATGGCCGATCCCTTCACGCGGACCACAGCATCGCCCGATCCCGCGGCGGCACCATCGCCGACCGACTGATCCACGACACATGCAACAAATCACGGGGAGACGGCAGCCGCGACCACCTCAGGCCGGCCATCACCGGAATTGATCCCGCGTCCGCGAAATCGATCGACGACCAACTAGGCATCCGCCTACTTCCCTGGCCATAACAGACCACAACAACCCGCGCACAAAAGAACGCCCCGGTGAGGACTCCAATCCTCCCGGGGCTTTGCCGACTGTGAAGGAGTCGACGTGCAGAACGTAGCAGTACCGCAACGCGCGTGCCTCGAGTGCGGACGCAGTAAGCCACCCGGCGAGTACTACTACAACCGCAAGGCAGGTACGTACTTCAAGCACTGCAAGGACTGTGTCCGAACGGCCAACTTGAAGCGCTACCACGACCGCAACCCAGGTTCGAACACCGCACACACTCGACGTGAGACCAGCAGGCGACGGCAACTGACAACTGCACCGGACGTGACCTCAACCAACACGACAACCCGCGGACTAGGTTGGCAGCACCAACTGCAACGCGCCCGGCTTATCGCCCAGCACATCGACGGATCTCCCTGCTACTGGTGTGGCCGCGGCACCTTCCTCAGCGCCGACCAGAACTGGGACGGGAACGGGCTGGAAGCCGACCACAGCATCCCTCGCTCCGCTGGAGGGACCATCGCCGATCGACTGATGCACAGAACGTGCAATCGAGCCCGTGGCGACGGCGATCGCGACCATCTCAGGCCCGCTCTGAGCATGCCCGCGCACGCCTGACGGACAATCCCCACCCGACCCGAAAATTATCGAGGGGGTGGGGGGTCCGTGACTGGCCGCCTCAGTCTCGAACTTTTTTACGGACCGGAATTTTCTACGGGATCGGGGAGGTGATCGCGTGCCAGATCTGGACAGTCTTGCGTCGGCCGGCCGTCGCCTCTACGCCGAGCTGCACGACGACGCCGATCCCTACTCGCTGACGGCGCTGATCGTCGAAGCTGCCCGCATCAAGGACCGTCTCGACCAGTTCGACCGAGTTCTCTGCGGCGACGTCGATTGCTGGGTGAGCCTCGTCGACGCGCGCGGGGCGGACGGCATCCTCGAGATCCGCGTGGATGGCGCACTGCAGGAGTCGAGGCAGCAGGCCAACGCCCTTCGGCAACTGCTCGCCGAGATCCGCCGACAGAAGGACTCCGAGCCTGCCGGTGATGACGATGACGGCCTCGCTGATCTGTGACGATTTCCCCACCCTGACCGGCCGGCAAGAACCGCACAACCTGTCTGTCTCTGACGGTGACATCACGCACGGCGAGAAGGCCGTCGAGCTCGGTCGGCGCGCCGGGTCGATCGCGATGCCGTGGCAGGTCAAGGCGCAGCATGCGATCCTGTCGACCACCCAGTTTGGGCGGTGGGTGCACTCGACGTGCTGTCTGATCGTCCCGAGGCAGAACGGCAAGTCTGAGATCCTCATCCAGCGATGCCTGTACGGGCTGTTCAAGCTGGACGAGACCATCATCTACACCGCGCAACGGTGGAAGACCGCCCGCGACGGGTGGAAGCGGATGATGGCGCTCATCAAGAGCCGACCATGGCTGCGGAAGCGCGTCGTTCGAGCTACGTGCTCGCAGGGTGAGGGCATCATCGAGCTGACATCAGGCGCGACGATCTCGTTCGGCACCCGATCGAACGACACTGGCCGCGGCCTGACCGACGTCGACCTGGTCATCTACGACGAGGCATACAACCTGACGCCGGGCGAGATCTCCGCGATGTCGTTCGTGCAGATGGCCGCGAAGAACCCCCAGCGGATCTACGCCTCGTCTGCAGTGAATCAGGATGAGCACCCCAACGGCGAGGTGCTCGCGTCGGTCCGCCAGCGTGGACTGAAACAAGAGCCGGGCCTGTATTTCGCCGAGTACATGGCGGCTGAGGGAATGCCGCGAGACTCGGAAGAAACATGGCGCTACGCGAACCCGTCGTACGGGGTCATTCAGACTGACGAGAAGATCCTCGACATCATGAAGAACCTCGCGACCCCGGCGGGACGCAAGGGGTTCGACGTCGAAGCGCTCGGCCGCGGCGATTGGCCGGCCACCGACGACAAGGCGGAGACCTGGCAAATCGTCGCCGAAGACCACTGGTCTGGGTTGCTCGACTACGCGCCGGATCTGATCGGAACGACCGGGATCGGTGTCGCGCGTGTCGGAAGCCAGTGGGCAATCGCGGCGGCCCGGCGCACCGTCGACGAGCGGATCCACGTCGAGGTCGGGTACCTGCCGATTGCACCGAACCCGGAGATCGTCGCGCTTCTCGCTCGCGTTGATGACGCGATCGAGCCCTGTGCGATCGCCACGGACAGTCGCTCGCCGGCCGCCGTGATCGAGCCGCTGATGAAGACTGCCGGAATCGAGCTGATCAAGTCAACGACTAATCAGGCCGCACTCATGTGTGCCGGGTTCGTCGACGACGTCGAGGACGGGCTGATCTGCCACACCGGGCAGCCATCCCTACGGCACGCACTCGAACACGCCATGAAGCGTGAACTGCCACGAAAAGACTGGGTCATCGACTCGAACGGTGATCCGGGCGTCGCGTCGCTGCAGGCCGTCGTCTTGGCGCGGTGGGCGCTACTCACATTCGAGTCCCGCGTCGTCGGTCCGGCGGCCGCGCCCGCGTTCGAACGTGCCACCGGTACCGAGGGCGGCTACGTCGATTCGTTCGACGCGATGACCGTCGCGTTCTGAGGAAGGAGGTGACCATGGCGCAGACAGCGCGGCCGGCCACCGAAGTGGGATACGTCAACGGCGGCGGGACCGAGTGGCAGCAGTGGGACCACACCGAGAAAGTCCCTGAACTGCAGTGGCCCGAGTCGGTGAAGGTGTTCAGCCGGATGGGCCGTGAGGACGGCCGCGCCTCCTCGCTGCTGCGCGCGATCGGGCTACCGATCCGGCGAACAGGATGGCACCTCGACCAGAACGGGGCCAGAGACGAGGTGACCGAGTTCGTCGCGCGGAACCTGAGACTGGGCATCAAGGGGTCGGACTTTGTGCCGGCGACCCGCACGAGGGGTCGATTCTCCTGGCGGAGTCACCTGCAGCCGGCGCTGTTGATGCTGCAGTACGGGCATTCGTTCTTCGAGCAGGTCTATCAGTTCGATCAGGACGGAAGGATCAGCCTGCGCAAGCTCGCGCCGCGCCCCCAGCGCACGATCTCGAAGATCAATGTCGCACTCGACGGCGGCCTCGAATCGATCACGCAGGAGCCTCCGGTCGGCAGGCTCACTGCGGCCTCGGCGATCCCGGACGGATTCACGATCCCCGTCTCTCGTCTCGTTGCCTACGTGCACGAACCGGACCCCGGACAGTGGCAGGGCAACTCGATCCTGCGGCCGGCGTACAAGCACTGGATTCTCAAGGACGAGTTCATGCGGACGCAGGCCGCGGCGGCTCGACGCAACGGCATCGGTGTGCCGGTCGGTACTGCATCGAAGTCCGACGACCAGGCCGAGGTCGACCACATGCGGGATCTTGCGTCGAACTTCAAGGGCGGTATGACGTCCGGTGTCGGTCTCGCAAACGGCCAGAAACTCGAGCTGCTCAGCGTGCAGGGCGTGTTGCTCGACATCCAGCAGGCCATCGACTATCAGGACAAACAGATCGCGCTTGCAGGTCTGGCGCACTTCCTGAACCTCGACGAGGGCGGATCATTCGCCCTCGCGAGCGTTCAGGAGGACACGTTCGTGCAATCGGTACAGACGCTCGCCGAGAGCATTGCGGACATCGGCACGGCCCACGTCGTCGAGGACCTCGTGGACCTGAACTGGGGTGAGGACGAGCCCGCACCGAAGATCGTGTTCGACGAGATCGGCTCGCGCCAGGACCTGACCGCATCCGCGCTGAAGATGCTCATCGACGCTGGCCTGATCCGTCTCGACCGTTCGCTCGAGGAGTACACGCGGCAGCAATACGGTCTGCCAGCCAAGGACACCCCGCCCCCATCCGAGCCATGGACGCCCCCCTCCGGCCCGACCGAATCCGAGGGGACGACCACGTAAAGGAGACGACCATGACCATCCGCAACGGTGCTGGTGCTTCCCGCCGACCGCGCGAGTGGTGCCGGATCAACGCGCAGGCTGGCGCCGCCACCGAGATCCTGATCTACGACGTGATCGGCAGCTACTGGCGAGATACCGACGCTCAGACGATCGCCACTCAGATCAAAGAACTCGACACCGACGAGATTGTCGTCCGGATCAACTCGCCCGGCGGCGATGCGTTCGACGGCATCGCGATCATGAACGCTCTTCGTGCGCACTCGGCGAAGGTCACCGTTCGCATCGACGGACTGGCCGCGTCGGCCGCGTCGGTGATCGCGATGGCCGGCGACGAGATCGTCATGGGCGAAGGCTCGCAGATGATGATCCACGAAGCGTGGCTCTACACCTCCGGCACCGCCGACTACCTGAGGTCGGAAGCGGACCGGCTCGACAAGATGACCGACTCGATCACGTCGCTGTATGCCCGCCGGGCCGGTGGGGATTTCGAGGAGTGGCGCGACCTCGTCGCTGCCGAAACCTGGTTCACCGCAGACGAAGCCGTGGCAGCTGGCCTGGCCGACAAGGTCAGTGACAGTACCCCCGACAGTGGTGAACTCTCCGCGGCATTCAACCTGTCGCAGTTCCGCTTCGCCGGTCGGGAACATGCCCCGGCCCCACGGATCCCCTCTGCCGAGGCGGTAGAGGACACCAACAGGAAGGAGGGCATCGTGCCCACCCTCAACGAAACTCTCGCCCAGCGCCTCGGCATCAACGCCGACGCCACCGACGAGACGATTCTGGCCGCCCTCGACGAGGCACTGGCCGAGCAGGCCCAGGAAACCGGAACCCAGGCATCCGCCCCCGGCGCCGGCGACCCGACCGCCGAACAGGTCGCAACCTACATGGAGCGCCACGGCCTCGTCGCCGTCGACCGTGCCCAGCACGAGGACTACATCGCTGCCGCCAACGAAGGCCGCGCAGCTCGAGCCCAGCAGCTCCGCGAAGCCGACGAGGCACTCGTCGACGGAGCAATCCGCGCCGGGAAGTTCGGCCCCGGCCGGCGTGAGCACTGGCTCAACGCTCTCAAGCGCGACCGCGAGGGCGCCACCGAGGCAATCAACAGCCTCGCGAAGGGTCTCGTACCGCTTGACGAGGTCGGTCACGGCGTCGACCCGGAGCCCACCGGCGGTGCGGACTTCACGGCCGTCGACAAGTTCAAGAACTGGATCGAGGAGAACTGACATGGCTGCAGTCACACAGGTCACCCAGGGTGGCCCCAAGAGTTTCATCCCGGCCGAGGTCATCCTCGGAGGACAGCTCGTCGAGGCCCGCGCCGCCGGCCGGATCGGCGTCGCCGCCGCGGACAGCGTGAAAGTCCTCGGCGTCGCACTCACCGACGGCCAGAGCCCCGAAACGGCACAGGGCGGAACCACCGTCGACGCGATCGGGCGCCCGATCATCAACGCGATGCCGATCCCTACCGTCGTCTCCGTCGCTTACGCGGGCACCGAAACGAAGGTGACCTACTCGGCCGCCGCGCAGTTCGGCGACAAGCTGGTCTCGACCGGTGCCGGCAAGGTCGGGCCCGCCGCCGTCGACGCCACCGCCGCCGAGATCGTCGGCATCTGCACCCAGCCCCAGGGCGTCGCCGCCAACGCGGTCGGCCTCATCCGGATCGCCTGATCCCTCACTTCCCCAGGAGACAATCACCATGGCACCCAGGACCATCGTGAGCGGGTCGGACGGCGCGGCACTGACCGTGGCCGACTTCCTCGCGAACCCGCTGCTGATCCCGACCAAGCTCAAGAAGCTGCTCGAGAACCAGTTCATCGCCGAATCGCTGCTCCGCAACGCCGGCGCCAACACCTCCGGCGTGTTCGCCTACCACGAAGGCGACCCGGCCTTCCTCGCCGACGACATCGACGAGCTGGCCGAGTTCGGCGAGATCACGGTCTCGAACGCCGCCCGCGGTATTCCGAAGGTCGTGTTCTCGACCAAGCGCGGCAAGGGTATTCGCGTCACCCTCGACATGATTCGGAAGAATCAGATCGACGACGTGAACAAGCAGATCACCGCGCTGAAGAACACTTTCATCAGGGCCAACGATCGTGCAGCGAAGGCGATCTTCAACTCCGTCCCCTCGTTCCCCGTGTCCACCGCGTGGGACGTGGCGAACTCGCGGCCGCGGCGCGACATCGCCGACGCGATCTTCGAGATCTCTCAGGCCGCCCCTACCGCAGAGCAGGGCGGCAGCGAAGACGAGGGGTACGAGTTCGCCGCCGACACGATCGTGCTCAACCCTGCGTTGCTTCCGATTCTGATGGACAACGACGATCTGCTGAAGGTCTACCGCGGCAATATCGCCGACCAGAACATCGCGTATGTCGGTGCGCTGCCGGAGACCATCCACAACCTGCAGATCATCGTGTCGCGGGCATGGCCGGCCGACCGGGCACTCATCCTCGAGCGCGGCACCATCGGGTTCTACGGCGACGCTCGTCCGCTGACGTTCACCGAGCTGTACCCCGAGGGCAACGGCCCCAACGGTGGTCCGCGTGAGACGTGGCGCTCGGATGCGACGCAGGAACGCGGACTGGCGCTCGACCAGCCGCAGGCGGGTCTGTGGCTGACGGGTCTGGTGACGCCGTGACCAACTACATTCTGACCGCGCTGCGGTTCAACCAGGTTCTTGAGCGCAACGACCAGGGCCGGCCGATCAAGGAGATCAGACACCGTCAGGGCGCCCTGGTCACCGATCTCGACGAACTGGAAGCGCAACGCCTGCTGCGTGCCGGAGCGATCCGTCCCGCCGACGAGGTCACCGACGAGGCAACCGAGGACCCCGACGTCAACACTGGCGGCGACACCGTCGGCGGTCAGGCACCGCTCCAGGGTGACGAGACCCCGGTCTCGGGTTCTGGTGGAAGGTTGGCCGAGAAGCCCCGCAAGCCTCGTGCGACCGCGACTGACGAGAAGTGGGTGGCGTATGCGGAAGCGATCGGCATCGACGATGCCGACCTCGACGGTAAGAACAAGGACGAGATCATCGCCCTCGTCGACGCTGCCGAAGCGAAATGAGATGAGGCGTCGCTGTGGCTGACTTCGTCGACGTCACGGGGCTCACTCTCGGCTGGCGGCCACTGTCGGCAACCGAGACGATCTGGGCCGAACAGCTCATCGCCTCAGCCTCGCAGTGGATCCGTAAGCACAAACCGACCATCGACGACGGCGATCCGGACGCTCGGTTCGTCGTCGTCGAGGTCGTACGGGCAGCGCTGACAGCTGCCAAGCACGCCGGACACGTTTCCTACACGAAGACGGTGGGAGGGGTGACGCGGTCGGGGACCCTCGTCAACCCGGGCCGGTCACTGGTGTTCACCCCGTACCACTACCAGCTGCTCGGAATCTCGCAGGCGGCGAAACCGTCGTGGACGTTCGGAGACTGACATGGACGATCTCGGTAACCAGACCATCCGCGTGACCGTCCGGGAGCGCGGCAAACGGGGTGTGATGACCGAGCGGCCCGGAGGCGAGTACCCCGGCTGCTCGGTGCAGCCGGTGTCGTCCACCGAGGGTGTTCCGCTCGAGCGACACGACCGGTGGGTTCTCTACGCGCCGCCGGGGTTCCCGGAGTCCACCGAGAACGTTCTCGACGTCGACGGAATCGGGCCGCGGCTGCACGTCGACGGTGAGCTGCAGACGTGGTTCGACGACGACGGGATCCCGGACCACGTGTGGGGCTATCTCGAAAGGTGGGAGGGAAATGGCTGATCGGAAACCCGGCACGTTCCGTTTCTCCTCGAAGGACGCGAAGGCGATCATGGCGTCGAGGTCCGTTCAAGCGGCCACGGCGGGGGCAGCGCGGGTCGGTCTCGAGGCGTTCCGTCGCGAAGCCCGCCGGCACGCGAAGATCGGTCAGCTCGCTGCCCGGGTGCGTATCGAACGGGCGCGAGGCTGGGACGGGCGGCCCGGTCACCGCATCGTCGCCTCCCGGGCCGGTAACCAGTACGCGTTGTTCGGCACCAGGCGTTCGAAGCCGGTGCGCGCGACCGAGGCCGCGATGCGCGCCATGAACCAGCGACGGAGGTACTGATGGTTGTCGAGCTCGACGGGACGCTGTTCCCGGATATTCAAGAGGTGCTGATGGTGTACCTCGCCCCGCTGGGGGAGACGGACACCGAACCACCTGTCGAAGACGGCATCGGCATCCAGATCAACCGCACCGGCGGCGGCAACGACGGGATCAGCGACTACCCGCGCGTGCAGATCACCTGCCATCACCCGGACCCGCGTGGCGCCTCGCTCCTCGCGCGGCAGGTCGCGAACCGGATGGAGAACATCCCCGGCGTTGCGATCGACGTCGAGGGTGAGCCGAAGCCGATCTGCGTCGACTCCTGCCGGGTCGACACCCCACCGGAAGCAGAGCCGTACGACAACCCCGACGCTCGACGCGAGGTCGCGTACTACGCGCTCAGTCTGCAGAAACCCTGGCGGCGCTGACACCCCAGGTCACCCCCCATTCCTTCCTGGCTCACGACATACACGTCGTGGGCCTTTCTCATGCCCAGGAGGCATCATGGCCACATCTGTTGGCGAACTCGAGGTCGCGCGGCACCAGCGCGAGCTCATCCTCAAGCCCAACCGCATGCACATCTTCGGGATGGGCATGGACGTCGACCCGATCGAGTACATCACCGAGGGCGCGAACTCTCAGCTCGCCGAACTCCCGGATGGTGCGTGGGACTTCGGTCTCCTGCTCAAGGACGATGCGATCACGCTGACTCGTGAGATGGAGAAGTCCGACATCATGGCGGTCGGCTACTCGAATCCGATCCGCTCTGACTTCACGTCCGACATCGCGGGCCTGCAGTTCACCGGTCTCGAGGCGAACCGGTACAACATCGAGAACAACCTCGGTATGGATCTGTCGCAGATGGTCGCCGATCCGGAGACCGGTGAGATCGCGTTCGATCAGTCGGCGATCGCGGAGATCCGCCAGCAGCGTTACCTCTGCGTCGCCCAGTTCAACTCCGGGGTCGATCGGATCTACCTCGGGCGCCTGTTCTATGCGGGTGAGGTCGCCGAGATGGGGGAGCAGACCCTGTCGGACGGTGAGGGGTCGCTGACCTGGCCGACCACCGTGAATGCGATGGTCGACACCGAGCACGGCGTGTCGGTGCGGCACTACTTCGGCGGCGAGGGCTGGAACCGTGTCCTCGAGGATGCGGGCTTCAAGCGTGGCGGTCTGTCGATCACCACTGCTTCTCTGCCTGCCGGCACCGTCGGCGCGGCCTACTCGCAGACCCTCGCCGTGTCGGGTGGTACGGGCACCAAGACGTGGACGCTGTCGACCGGCACTCTGCCTGCTGGTTTGACGCTCGCCTCGTCGACCGGTGTCATTTCCGGTACCCCGACCGCGGCCGGCACGTCTAACTTCACCGTGCAGGTTGTCGACAGTGCGACGTCCGGCAGTGCCCTCAAGCCGCTGTCGATCGTCGTAAACCCCTAGCGCCCCTGCTGCCTGGCTTTCTGCCGGGTGGTGACGCCCTCCCCGGATGATCCCTGGGGAGGGCGTGTGGCGGGCCAGGATGAGAGGAGACTTCCGTTGGCCTACACCAAGGTCCATCGCGCGGGGTGGCAGAACGATCCGCGGTCTCGTCCCCCTGAGCCTGGGGAGACACCGGTCAATGCTGAGGCGCTCGACCAGATCGAGCGGGGGGATCGCTGACGTCCACGAGCAGCTCGACAGCAGGCTGTCCGGATCAACCCTGAATGCCACGGACGCCGTCGCTATCCGAGCCCTCCGGCCCAGCCGCACCCGCGCACGCAGAACCCCACCACGCCGATGTCGCGGCAGGAGCCGTCCGCGAACGACATCACCTCCCGAGTAGCGGCAGCTTCGGCCCCACATGCGGGGCAGCTGTACCCGAGGGCGGGCATGGATTTCGCCTCGACCGGCCATAGTGTCTCCCCCATGGGGACGAACCTACTCGCCTAGGCAACCGGTTGGGCGGTATCTTTCGTCGATCGCTCAGCTGGCCGACCGCCACGGATCGTCGTCGCGGCGCTCGAGCTGGCGAGGCTTCTCGAATTCGTCGCGCGCCCGGATGACACGCCCGAACACTACGGCCGCAGCGACGGACAGCACGAGCCACCCGAGCAACAGCCAAACGATCCAGGTCATGCCTTGGACAACGGAACGTACCGGCGGAATGTTACTTGATAGTAGGTATATCACCCGCCGGTTCACCCTTTGTGAAGGGCCCCGCCGGTACAGCGTCCCCGACAGCGAGGCCCCCCACCGTCGGCGAGCAGGGGGGGTGCCTATGCCGACGATTTGCTGTTGCGTAGCCGGGAAGCCGCAACAACCACCTTGGACAGTAACAGTCCATCGGTATCTTTTGCGTGCCCGGACATCACCCCGTCATTCACCCTCGGCTTCACTCGGCAGGCGACTCACGTGCCCTGAACGGGGTCGATACCCATCTCGGCCGCGTCGCATTCCTCCATCGCGGGCGACGTGGTCATTGAGGATGAGGACGCCAAGAAGGGTCGGTTCGTCCCGTGCAGCCCCCTGCGAGGCACGGTCCGATCCGGCCACCATGCAGCGTCCCACCCAGGACTCGGATGCGGACGAGATCGAACCGAGAAGCCCCGCCGGCGATCTCTGTGAGGAGCCGACCGGCGGGGCCGGGCCGCCGGACGGGGGAGAACGGCGACCAAGATCAACCCTATGCAGACATCGTGAGGTCTGCAGCTCTTCTGCCCGCAGCTGCTCACCATCTCCCGCACCTGAGGTCGCCACTCCCGTGGCGACCTCAGTCGTTTGTCCCCAAATTCTCCGGCGGCGTGACGTCCCGCAGACCCCGCCACGCCGCCGGTCTCTACCCCGGGTCTGCAACCACCAGAAGAAGGGTCTGCCATGCCCACCATGAGAACCATCCGCAAGGACGACTGGAAGCCGACACCGCTCGTGTCCCCCGACGGTCGCCCCTACACCCCCGGCTCGTTCCGCGAGGACCGCGAACTCCGCAGCAAGGGATACGTCCCCGCGCCGGAGGTCGACACGGCCACCGCAGCGCCCGACAGCGCCGCCGCAGACACAGAGGCCAACCCGGTCCTGGCGATCGACGCCCCGACCGAGACCCAGGCCAAGACCACCCGACGCAACGGAGGCGCGAAGTGAGCACCGACAACCTCGACACCATCACCTCGATCGACACCCAGGACGTCCGCCGGTACGGCGGAGAACAGCGCGAGCCGAAGAAGCCGTTCAAGTTCCAGATCGGCGAATCGCCGACCTTCTACGTCCAGGAACCGGACGCCGACACCGTCATGGACATCGAGGAAGCCCGGACCTCTCGCAGTGTTCTGAAGCTGTTCCTCGGTGACCAGTACGACGATGTCGCCGACTTCCTCGGCCCGCAGGACCCGGACGTGCTGATCGACCTCGCGCGCGACCTGTCCAAGCACTTCGGGCTGTTCGATGCGGAGCAGGCGGTGAACCGCGCCGATCGACGGAGCCGGGATCGGCGCCGCAGCGGTCGTCGCCGCTGACAGGTGAGCGACGACCACGGGTCGGCGGCCTCGTTCTTTCGAACACTCCTCGATGAGGCTGCCGGCCCGTTCGTCGTGCATCTAGGCGATGACGACGAGGACGGGCCCGAGCTCGTCATCGAGGCGCCCGAATCGGCCGACGTCGCCGACCTCGACACCACTGTCTCCGTCCATGACCAGCTCGATCTCCTCGTCGGCGATGAACTGGCCGATGTCATCGCCGACCACTACGCCCGCCGGCCGTTCTCCGAACTCGCCGACCTCGTCGACGACATTCGCGAGCACTTCGGGATCCTCATCCCGCCGGACGCCGGATGGGCGTACCTGGTGCACGAGATCGACCGCTACGGCGCAGGGATCGAAAAGGACCTGTTCACCCTGCCCGGCGACGAAAGTCTGTACGACTGGGTCCGCGACCACCTGAACAATCCCTGGAACCGGCTGCTTCGACTGTTGCCGACGTTGCCTGAGGGCGGCTGGTACTTCGCCGCACTGGGCAATGACGACGAGCGTGCCCAGAAGATCCTCGAGATGGAGCAGCGCGGCGAGCTGCCTCCTCCGTCGAAGCGGCCGTCTCTGGTCGGTTGGACATACGAGCGGGCGAAGCTCACCGATCTTGTCGACTCGGCGCGCCGCATCGAGCATGCCGTGTGGGGAGCGTCCCCGAAGTTCAAGGGCAAGGGCGGCAAGCCGCCGCGGCCATCACCTCGTCCGCAGACTGCGCGCGATCGCGTCGAAGAGTTCCAGGCCCTCGTCGAACACGACGACATTGCCTCACAGCTCCTCGGCAGCCGCTACACGCGGCGCTACACCCCACCGGAGGTAAACGATGGCTGACCTGCAGGGTGGACAGACCTACATCAACGTCTTGCCCTCGATGGCCGGCTACTTCAAGCGGGTCCGCGCCGAGATCAAGGGCCACCCGGTCGACCACAAGATCGGCGTGGAAGTCGATCAGCGCAAGCTCGTGAAGGCGAAGTCCGATCTCGACAGTGCCACCAAGGCTGCGGCTGACGCACGACGCCGGGAATCCGCGGCGACCAAGGAAGCTGCCGATGCCGAACGGCAATTACAGGCCCTTCGCAGCAAGGGCGTCACCGACGCGAGTCGGCTCGCAGCCGCCGAAGCAAAGGTCGCCAAGGCCAAGCGCGACAGTCAGGCCGCGGCCGCGGCGCTCAATGCTGCCGAGTCGAAGCGCACATCAGCTGCGAACCGGGTCGTGCACATCGAGACCCGGATCGACGACAAGCGTGCCGAAGCCGACAGCGCGTCGCTCCTGCAGCGGCTCACCCAGCGGTTCGGTGCCGGGGGCCAGGCGGCCGGTGCTCAGTTCGTCAGCGGCGTGAGCGCCTCCATGAACTCGCATGCTCGAGGCAGCGAGGAAGGACGCAGTTTCGTGGCGGGATTCTTCTCCGCCATCGGCAGTGGCATGCGCGCAGCAGTCGCGGGTTTCGCGATCCTCAGCACCGCGGCCACCTCGGTGATCAGGAACGTCGGTACTGCAGCCACTGTGCTTGGATTCGCTGCACGTGCTGTCCGAAACCTCAGTGTTGGGTTGCTTGCAAGTACCTCGCTGCTGCGGATGATGACTGGCGCGGGCGTCGCCCGTCTTGCGGGTGCGCTGCGGCTCGCCGCCACTGCCGCCGGCATCCTCGCCCGCGATATCGGCCGGGTGACCGCCGCCCTGCTGGTGATGGCGGGCGTGGCCAAGCTGGTCGGGATCTTGACGCGCATCGGCCGTGCTCTCGGCGTGGTGACTGTCGGGTCCGCCGTTGCACTCGGTGCGGTCTCGGCGCTCGGCTCCGTGGTGGCGACCTTCGCTACCGGCCCGATGGTGTCGGGTCTGATGGCGATCGCCGCGGCTATGGGAACGGTTGCGGCGGCCGCGGCAGGCATCCTCGGGCCCGCCATCGGCGTGGCGAAGTTGGCGTTCGCTGGCCTGTCCGATGGGGCGAAGGCCTGGACCGACTCGCAGAAGAATGTGGGCGCCGCTGCTTCGAAGAGTGCGTCCGCGCTCAAGGCCGTCGAGAACGCCAAGAAGGCTCAGGCGCGCACCGCCGAGCAGGGCAACCGCCAGATCGTCTCTGCTGAGAAGCAGGTCGTCAAAGCGCAGGAAGCGGTAAAGGAGGCACAGGACGAGGTCAACCAGGCCCGCAAGGAAGCCAAGCGTGACGCCGAGGGCTACGCGCGGACCCTCGCCGGGTTGGCTCTCGACGAGGAAGGCGCCGCCCTGGCGCTGGCCGAAGCCGAGAAGAACCTACGCGAGACACGGGCCAATCCGGATGCGGACGGTCTCGACCGGTGGCGAGCGGAGCTCGGTGTCCGCGAGGCGAAGCAGGCGTTCGAGGAGATCAAGGCGACAAGCGCCGAGCAGCGCGCCGAGATCGCCGACGCACAAGCCAAGGGCATCGAAGGCTCCGACCGGGTCGTCGAGGCCAAGGAGCGTGAGGTCGACGCTCAGGAGCAGCTGCGCGAGGCCCAGTCCGATCTGGCGCAGACACAGAAGGATGTGGCCCAGGCCAACATCGATGCCGCCGAGGCCGTGGCGGACGCGTACCAGAGCATGGCGGATGCGCAGCAGTCGGCAGCAGGAGACGATCCGTTCGCGGCGATGATCGGACAGCGGCTGGCACCGCTTCTGCAGGCATTCAAGAACCTGCGCGAAGAACTCACCGATCGATTCAGCTTGGCGATGGTCGGCTCGTTCACCATGCTCGGTGGGCTGCTGGACCGGTTGAAGCCGAACCTCGGTGGACTGGCCGCCACCCTCGGCACCATCGGGGCGCAGATCGCCACCTCGATCTCGAGTCCGGCCGCCGTGGCCGGCTGGGATCGGATGATCGCAGGCTCGAGAACCTTCTTCGACAGCCTCGCTCAGGGCGAAAACGGTCTGGGATCGGTGTTTTCCGGCCTGATCAGTGTTCTCGGGACCGCGGCGGAGACGTTCGCCCACACCGGAGCAGGACTCAACGAGTGGCTGCTGGGGCTTGGTGAGAAGCTGCGGAACATCAGCGCCGACGATCTGCGCTCGTCGCTGGACGGTGTCCGGCAGACGTTCGAGAACATCGGCGCGGTGGTCGGTCCGCTGTTCGAGCTCTTCCGCGGGTTCGGGGCGGAAGCAGCGGCCGGCCTGGCACCCGGATTCGTGGCGCTGGGGCAGTCGATCAAGGACTCGATCCCGGGTCTGATGGACATGGCACGAGTGCTGATGCCTGCCCTCGGGCAGGCGCTCGCCAACCTCGCTCCGGTACTGCCCGGTCTGGTGGAGGCATTCCGTCCCTGGTCGGACGTCCTCGCCGCGGTGGCGCCGCACTTGGGCACGATCATCGAGAAGCTGGCGCCGCTTGCGCCGATGCTCCTCGCCGCTGTCATGGCGGTGAAGGTCATCGGTGTGGCGATGACCGCGTGGAATGCGGTCATGTTCGCCTCGTCCGTGGCTCAGGGTGTGTTCGCTGCCGCGACCGGGCGGTCCGCGATGTCGCTGCGTCGAAACACGATCGCCCTCGCGGCCCATCGCGCCGCGCTCGTCGCGGGTGCGGTAGCGCAGTGGGCGCTCAACGCGGCGATGAGCGCGAACCCCATCACGCTCCTCGTAATCGCGATCGCTGCTCTGGTCGGGGCACTGGTGTGGTTCTTCACCCAGACCGAGACCGGAAAGCGGATCTGGGAGACGGTGTGGTCCGGGATCCAGGCGGCACTGTCGGCGGCATGGGAGTTCATCCGGCCGATCTTCGAGGCGATCGGTGCGATCTTCGTGTGGCTGTACGAGAACGTCGTGCAGCCGGTGTTCACCGCCATCAAGGTCGCGCTCGCTGTGGTTGCTGCAGCGTTCATCCTGATGGGCCAGGTCGTAATGGGGATCTGGAACACCCTCGTCACGTTCCTGAAGACGTACTGGGACAACGTCGGATCGAAGATCTTCGACGCCATCAAGGTCGCTCTGCAGGCGGTCGGCGCCTTCTTCGGCTGGGTGTGGAACTCGCTGATCAAACCTGCCTGGGAGGCGTTCGGCGCCGGTATCGCCTGGGTGTGGGAGAACGTCATCCGGCCGGCGTGGGAGGCACTGAAGGCTGCCCTCGGCGCGGTCGGTGAATTCTTCTCGTCCGTGTGGAATTCGGTGATCAAGCCCGTGTGGGACGCCCTTGGCGCAGGCATCAAGGCGGTGATCGACAACGTCGTGACGCCTGCATGGGAGGCGATGAAGACCGCCCTCGGGAAGGTGCGTGACTTCTTCAGCGAGGTCGTGAAGGGCATCGGCGAAAAGTGGGACAGCCTGAAGAGCGTCCTCGCGAAGCCGATCAACTTCATGATCAACACGGTCTGGAACGAGGGCATCCTCAAGGCATGGAACAAGGCCGCAGGTCTCCTCGGTCTAGGACCGGCCGAACCGCTCGCAGGCATCCCGGAGCACGCCACCGGTGGAGCGATCCGCGGCCCCGGCACCGGCACGTCCGACGACGTCCTGATGTGGGGTTCGAACGGCGAGCACATGGTCACCACCGCCGAGGTCAAGGCAGCCGGCGGCCACAACGTGCTCTACGCCATCCGCGACATGATCCTGCGCGGCATCCCGTTCCAATGGAACGGCGGGCGGATCATCTCGCAGATCGGCCGCGACAATCTGAACGCCTACGGTGCCCAGGTTGCGGCGAAGGGTCTGGGGAACGTCGACCCGCAGGGCATGTTCAACGGGATACTGCCCGGCTACAAGGACGGCGGCGAGATCCGACCGATGTGGCAGACGCAGCTCGAGAACGGCCACCGCGCCGCGAAGAGCCGCAACGGCAACCCGTACACCTGGGGATTCGAGGACTGCTCGGGCCTAATGTCGATGATCGCCGACGCCATCATCAACGGCGGCAACGGTTCCCGAAACTGGTTCACCGGATCCTTCCCCGGCACCCAGCCGTGGACGCCCGGCCTCGGCCAGGGCTTCTCGGTCGGCGTCTGGGACGACCCGGGCGGACCAGGAGGCGGCCACACCGCGGGCACCTTGACCGGTGTCGGCGGGTATTCGACGGTCAACGTCGAGTCGAGTGGCTCGGGTGGGGTGATGTACGGCGGCGGCGCGATCGGCGCGGACTCCCCGTACTTCGCCGGCAAACACCCCGGACTGTTCCACCTTGCGATCGGCGCGGACGGCGCGTTCGAGTCCGGCGGTGCAGGCGGCGGCGGTGGGCTGTCCCCCGAGGGGAAGCAGTCGTTCGTGCAGCGGAAGGTCGCTGACATCTTCGATTTCTTCCTCAACCCGATCACGGCGGGCATCGGCGCTGCGATCGGAGCACCGCCGCCGGAATGGGTCGGTGTTCCGCCGGCATACCTGGACAAGGGCCGCGACATGACGTCGAGGTTCCTGTCCGACAAGGTCGCCGGCCTGGGCGACCTGCTCGGATCGGTCTGGGACAAGGCCAAGAACATCGGTGGCCTGTTCCGAGACAAGGGCGGTTGGATCCCGAACGGGCTCTCGCTCGTCCGCAACGAGACAGGCCGTCCGGAGGCGGTGCTGAACTGGGAACAGATCAAGCTCATCAAGGATCTGCTCCTGGGCGGCGACATTGCCGGCGCGCTGTCTGCAATGGGCATGCTGAACAACGCCCCCGCCGCTGCGCAGACCAGCGAGTACGGCTCCGGGCAGCAGCCTGAGGTCGGGCCCGCCGCGGCTGCGAAGTACGCGGCAGAGATCGACTGGGGCGGGGTCGGTGCTCAGATCGGGACCTCACTGCTGGCGGAGTGGGGTAACGACCTGCTCGGAATCGCTGGGTTCTCGAGCCAGTTCGAGGGCATGAAGCTGGTCGATGACCGCGGACGCGGACGCTCGGACGAGGCCCAGGCACGCAACGAGGCCACGTACAGCGAGGCTCCGGCCGCGGCGGCGACACCGGCGTCCACCGGGGCCCCCGAGTCCACGGTGGACGCTCCCGCTACAGCGGAGGTTGCCGCTGGACCGGAGTCGGTTGTCGACGCGGTGAAGCGGGCCTTCGCTCCGTACGGCTGGAACGAGGGCGAGCAGTGGGCCGCCGCCGACTGGATCATCCAGAAGGAATCGAGCTGGAACCCACTGGCACGCAACCCGCAGTCCAGTGCTTTCAGCCTGTTCCAGTTCCTCGGGTCGACGAAGGACGCCTACCTGCCGGACGAGAGTCCGGATCCGTACACCCAGGGGGTGGCGGGAGCGAAGTACATCCGCGACCGCTACGGCGACCCGATCCGGGCGAAGTCGTTCTGGGAGAAGAACGGCTACTACGACCAGGGCGGCATCGCATCCGGTCGCGGTTTCATGCTCAAGGACGTCATCCGTCCTGAGCGTGTCCTTTCACCGCGGCAGACCGAGGCGTTCGAGGCGCTGGTGCCGATGCTCGACCGAGTCCAGTCGGCCGCTTCCGCGCCGCGTGAGGTGATGTCGGCCGCCGACCGGTCGGCACTCGAACTCGCGCCGGTCGGTGGTGGGGACAACTGGAACTTCAACGGCGAGCTCTCGCCAGCGATGCGGAGGGAGATCGACATCATGTGGAACCAGCGTGAACGCGGCAGCGGACGTAGCTCCGAGTCGAGGAGGCGTTGGTGATCGACTCGATCAGCATGGTCGGGTGGAACGGGTCGCGGCACAGGTACGGCGGCCCGTCTCGCGGGGCCCAGGACTCATGGATCCAAGGTGGTCTTGACGGTCTCTGGGTCCCCGCGCCCCGCACTCCGACCCGCACCTCCCGGGCGTACCAGCACGGTTCGACTCCGAAGGTGACGAAGATCGAGGAACGCCTCCTCGACTTCCAGCTTCGGATCGAAGGTCGAACACGCCGTGACTTCGAGCGTGAGTTCGCCGCCCAGATGGCGGTGTGGTCGTTCGACCACGACAACGAGGTCACGACGAAGACCGCATCCGGCCGGCGCACGATCAGGCTTCGGCTCGACCGGGATCCGAAGATCGTCGGTCGGATGTCGATGCAGACCACCCGCATCGACGTCGAGATGGTTGCGGTTGCGTGCTGGCCGTACCTGACGTCGGGAACGAAGGTCATCAAGTGGGAGGCCGGGCCCGGCTCCCACGTGGGGACCTTCCCGGTCTCGAATCCGACCGACGTGCCGTTGTGGCTCAAGTTCGAGGGCACCCCGGCAACGAAGTGGCTACTGCCGGACGGTCTGTCGGGTCGGATGGTGCTGATCAAGGATCAGACCTCGGGGTGGCGGGTGCAGACCCGTCAGGACTTCCAGACTCTCCGCGCGGCCGGTGCGGGGTTCGAGGTGTGGAAGGCGATGCGGGGCGTGGGCTTCCTGCACGAGATCCCACCGCGCACCTCGCAGGTGTTTCTGCCCGTCGAGGTGCAGGGGTCTGCGGTTCCGGTCGAGTTGCGGATCCACATGCCGCGCTATCACGAGATGCCCTGGGGGTGAGTGCCTGTGAGTTACGACCTCGACGCTGACCTCGCGGCGATCGACGCCCAGGAGCATGAGGAGGCGGCGCTCGCGCTGCTCCGCACCCGGGTCACGATCCACGATCGGAACCTCGAGCTCGTCGGGGAGGTCGAGGGTGAGTACGACGCCGACTGGGAGACGATGTGCAACGAGGTCGGTGAGGCCTCGGTCGGTCTCGATGGCCGGGACGATCTGGCGCAGTGGCTGATCGACGGTCTCTCTCTTGAGCACGACATGTTCCTCGTGTTTCGGTCGCCGTGGAAGAAGGCGTGCTTCAAGGTCTACGACATCGAGTACGACGAGGACGAGCACGGCGAAGCGATCGTGCGGCCGATGGCCCGGCACATCCTCGACGAGATGAAGCACCTGCAGTGCTGGCCCAACACGTTTGCTCCCCTGGCGGTGCAGGCCCCGAAGGTCGACTTTCAATGGGGCAACTCGATCAAGGTGATCAAGGGGTACGCGCACCGGAACCTGCTGCGTGAGCAGCAGCCCGGATGGCTGCCGGCCTTCGACATCTGGGATGTGGCGAACTGGCAGGCGAACTTCGACAACGCGAAGTGGCCGATGGTGATGGTGCCGTACATCGAGTCGCGTGACGGTATTGGTCCGTGGTGTGCTCTCGGGTCCCGCATGGACGACTTCTGGGATCTGGTGCTGCCGACGCTCGAGGACGGCGGGTTGCAGCTGACTGCGGACTTGTGGGAGGTCGGTGACCCGCAGCCCTGCCCGTCGCACTTCATCCTCGACCGACCGACGTTCGTGTTCGACGTGAAGAAGCGGGCCACGATCCCCGGTGTCACCGGCACGATCGCCGACCCGATCCTCGATCTGCTGCGCATCTTCGGATCCGACGGCACCTCGGACACCGTCACCATCACCGATCCGAACGACGACCCAGACAACGCTGATCCGAACGGACCCTGGGTCATCCTCCGCCGCGGTCAGCACCGCGGGCTGAAGTCGAAGATGGTCATCCACAAGCCGATCGAGCACACGATCATGACCGGCGGAAAGTCGCCGGACGCGATCAACCAGGGCGCCAAGCTCCTGTCGAACATCCTGCTCGGGTTGCTCGGCACCCTGATCGGCATGCCGTGGCTCACCCTCGGTATCTTCGACAAGGCGGTCGAGGATGTCATCTTGGCGTGGGCGAGCCTCACCAACTATCAGCGCAAGGCAAATATGGGCCGGTTCGCGCACAAGTCCGGATTCGAGGCTGGCGGTGGCGTGGCGGTGTCCCCTTCGGGGCTGCAGACGATCCGGGTCGGTCTGCACAAGGCCCGCGGGTACGTCTCGTTCGCTGCCGAGATCGACGACGCCGCACCGTATCGGGTTGGTCTGCATATCGACGACGGTCTGCGCTGCGGGTTCGAGATCGGAAACCGGATCTGGCTTTCGCACATCGCATCGGTACGCCAGTCCTGGTCGCGGGAGAACCCGGACCAGCCATGGGAGATCAACGTCGGCGACTACCGATCCGAGGAACTGTCCGGCACTCGCGCATTGCGCGGACTCGAAGCCATCAGCGGCGCGCTGCGCCAGCACTCGAGCGCTACCTAGACCAGGAGGTCGCATTGACACCCGAAGAGCTGCAGAAGGCTCTGCCGCCCGGGATGCATCCGTACGCGTACGTGTTCATGCATCCGCCCACGAACGGGGAGGGATCGCCGGTGGCGACGTTCGAGCCGGACGAGATCAACTCCCTCGCCAGGCACATCGAGCGCCTCGGATTTCGCCTGGTCGAGGAGCCTCTCGATCGGTACAACCCACCGATCACCGGGCCCATCCACCCTCACAACCCGGGGCAGTGGCAATCGAAGAAGCTTCCGCCGCCGAACCGTCCTGACCCGTACGCGCACATCCGCGCCCAGCTCGCGGAGTTGCCAGCGTCGGCGCGCGCTGAGTTGCTCGAGGAGGATGTGTGATGGCGCCTCGTTACTGGCCACTGGCCCGCGGCCACCTCATCACGTCCGGCTACGGGCCGCGCTGGGGTACCTGGCACCGCGGTGTGGACTTCGGCTGGCCCGGCGGATCGGCCGGCAAGCCGGTGCACGCAGTCCAGGCCGGCACCGTCGTCGCGGTTGGATGGGACCCGTCGCCGGGAGGGTTCGGCCACTACCTCGACATCGATTCCGACGACTCGCAGGGCGCGAACCTGTGGGTGTACGGCCACATCGTCCCCGAGGTGACGCGCGGGCAGCAGGTCGCGGCGGGGCAGCGCATCGCCCACGTCAACGGCGACCGGTCCACGAACGGCGGTGTCGACCCGCACTGCCACGTCGAGGTCCACAACCGCGTCCGCCAGCCATTCGGCCCCGGGCGCATGGACCCGATGCCGTTCCTGCAGGACGCGTCCTACCCCGGCGAGACGCCCGCACCCACACCGGACGTTCCTGTGTCCCGCGTGCTGTACGGCATCGACGTGTCGAACCACCAGCGTGAGTTCGACTTCGTCGCGGCCAAGCGGGAAGGGTTCGTGTTCGCCACCCACAAGGTCACCGAGGGCGACGGCTACCGCGACCCGTTCTGGCCGCGCGCCCGCGAGCAGATGCGCGAGCACTTCCCGGGCCTGTTCGGCGGGTACGTGTTCTGCAGGCGCGGCAGCCACCCCGAACGGGAAGCCGACACGCTGCTGCAGCACCTCGGCGATCCGTCGATCCCGATCCAGCTCGACTACGAGGACACCTTCGGCGGCGGCTCCATCGAGGACATGTGGGCCCGCATCCACGCCATCCAGGCCCGCGGCATGCGGGTGTTCTCGGTGTACCTGCCGCGCTGGTTCTGGCGCGACCGCATGGGCTCCCCGAACCTGGCCGGGATCCCGGCGCTGTGGAACTCGCACTACGTGAGCGGCAAGGGCTACGCCTCAACGCTGTACGAGACCTCGCCGGGGACCATCACCGCCGGGTGGGCCGGCTTCCATCCCGGGGGTCCGCCGGTGCAGATCCTGCAGTTCTCCGAGATCGCCCGTGTGGCGGGACAACTGATCGACGTGAACGCATTCCGCGGCACGGTCACCGAACTCCGCGCATTGTTCGCGGGCGATACAGGGGGTTTCCTCATGGCACTGTCCGATGACGAGCAGCGGCAGCTGTTCGAAGCGATCTGCAAGCCGCGACCGTCGCTGGTCGAATCTCGGTTCCTCGGGGGACAGCCCCCGGCCGAATTCGATGCGGCCACGTTCACCCGCACCGCGGACTATCAGGCGTTCCACGCTGCTCGGCTCGCCCAGTCCTGCCTGGACGAGGTCGCAGCCTTGCGTCGCGACCTGGGGCTCGAGCGAAAGGGAGACGCGAAGTGAAGACGATCTCAAAGAACTGGCCAGTGATCCGGCAGGTCATCTACAGCCTCACCGCCGCCATCTTCGGGGGGTTGACCCTGCTCGGCGTGTTCACCGATGCACAGGTCACCGAATGGCTCGGTCACACCACCACGGTGCTTACCGCAATCGGTACCGCAGTGGCACTGCTGGCGAGCCTGTACACCCCGAACCCGAAGGGTGCGCAGACCATCGGTGACGGCACCGAAACCCCGGTCAACTACGAAATCACCAAGACCAGGCCGACGACGGTCGTCGTCGGCGGAGGTGGATCGGGGGGTGTGTCGGATTTCGGGCAAGTGATCCGCAATGCCACCGATCAGGTCGGTGCGGCGCGGGCGGAGCTCGAACGTCGACTCGGGCGGTAACCCGTGGAGGAGATCGCCGGAGTCGCCATCGCCGACCTCGGCCTGTCCGGCCTGCTGACCCTCGCCGTCCTGCTGATCCTGGCCGGCGGCCTGATCCCACGCACCCTGCACCGCACCATCGTCGCAATCCAACAGCAGCGAATCGACAAACTCGAAGAGCTACTCGGCAAGCGAGACTCACAGCTCGACCGGTTGATCTCCGGGGCCGAGAAGTCGGCGGACGCCCTCGAAAAGATCCAGGTCTCGACCGACCCGGAGAGGGACGGTGATGGGTGATGTGGTGGTTCGGGCACAAGCTTCGGCGTGAGCGCCAGCAGCTCGAGCACGCCGACATCGCGCTCGCCCAGGAAGCCGAGCGGGAGCGCCGAGTCAATGACGTTGTGGCGCGAATCGAGGAGGCCCACCGAAGGAACCACTTCGGGGAAGCAATCGAACGTGCCATGAGCAGAAAGAGGAAACCTGCATGATCAGGACCAGCATCGCGATCGCTGCGCTGCTCGGTATCGGCGCGATTATCGTCCTGGAACCCGAACCGGAGGCACGGCTTCTGGTCACAGCGATGACCATCCTCGCGTGGATGTTCGCGCTCAGCTACGCGGTCCGCTCCCATTGGCGCATCACCCAGGCCGGCCGATCGGTCATGGCTACCACCGTGTGCCTGGCGCTGCTGGGGACGCAGTTGATGTCGCGGTGGTGGTTCGGGCCCTACCCCGGGCACCACGAGGTGCGCGCCGTCATTCTGCTCGCCCTGGTCTTGACCATCCTGCACCGGCTTCTCGTCCTGTGGCGGATCCAGCGCGAAGGACGACCGATGGAACAGAGCGAGGATGCACGATGACCTCACCTGACGGATTCATCCCCGGCAGCACCAACACCGGCTGGGGCGACATGTCCGATATGGCCGGCGAGTTCGTCCAGGGCGGCCTGCTCGGATGGGTGATCGATCTGGCGATCCAGTGGATCAACAACATGATCGCTTCTTTGCTGGACGCGCTCGACGGAGTAACCGGAGGGATCTTCAACCTTGACGACATGGCGGACCGCTTCCGCGGGACCGAGCGCACTCTCGCGAACGAGGTCCCGCGTCTGGACAACCGCATCGACGAGATCATCATCGGCAACATGCAGGCCCAGCTCGCCACCTTCTCGGCATCGGGCACCTGGTACAAGCCGACCGACGCGAAGTACGTCACCGTCGACATCCTCGGCGGCGGGTCCGGCGGTGGGCGCTCGAACAATGGTGGCAACGGCGGATCCGGTCGAGGCGGCCGCGGCGGCTACTCCGGCGGATGGGCGCGCCTTGAGTTCGACGCCGCAGACCTCCCCAGTGAAGTGGCGATCACCGTCGGCGCCCCCGGATCAGGCGCCACATCGGACGGCGGACACGGAACCGACGGTGGCCCGTCCTCATTCGGCTCGTTCGGATCCGCAACCGGCGGCAGCTCGTCCGGTCAGGCATACGGATCCGGCGGTGCCGCCGACCGCACCTACAAGATCCGCGGCGGCAACGGTGCGTCTCTGATCTACGCCGGTGGTAATGGCCTTGCCGATCCGGGTGGCGAAGGTCCGTTTGCGCCCGGCGGTGCCCGCCCCTCGGAGCAGGCCGACGGTACGGATGGAAATCCGGGTGTCAGCGCAGGGGTAGGGCAGATCGGACCCGGTTCCGGTGGGTCAGGTGGAGCTGGGAAGAACGGAACTGGCTCCGGCGGCCGTGGCGGCGCCGGCGGTTGGCCGGCCGCACCTGGAGGCGGGGGCGGTCATTACGAGACGTTCGGCTTCGCCGGCAACGGCGGCAACGGCGCAAGCGGCGCCGTCTTTGTCACCACTCGTTTCTACTGACAGGAGAGTCCCTGATGGGCACCGCAACACAGGTTGCCACCGAGGTCGGCGGATTCGCCGCCCCCGCAACGTTGTACCGGATCGACCCGCCGATGGCTGGCGCCGATCACCTGCTGATCTACACCCAGCCCAGCATCGCGGGGCAGGCCGCTCAGTTGGTCGTACTGCTGGCCACAGAGACGGGCGCGGTGGTAGGGCGTGAGGTTCGACCTCAGCCGGGTTCACATGTCTCGGGTAACCCCAGTGACGAGACCGCCCTCCAGTTGGCCGGATACATGCTGGAGAAGTGACATGGCATTGATCGACGGGCGGTACCGCATCGCCGCAGAGGACCTGGCTGTCGCACTAAACGGCAACCCTGACGACGTGTGGCTCCTCCACAAGGACGGGCACACATCCACCTCCAGCGCCTCCGAGGTGTTGCAGGTGGACGGGTGGCCTCGGCCGCTGGTCAGAGTCAACGGTGCGCTGCAACACGTGAACACCTTCCCTGGGGGTCTTGACCAGGCTGCCGCAGTGCTCAACAGGATCATCGGCAGGTGGCTACCGATATACGGGGAGGCGCCGTAATGCTCGGTTGGAGCACGCTATACGACGACATCGAACTCAACGGCGGCGACTGGATCTTCGAACGCACCAACTCGAAAGGCGTCTTTCCATCTGACACGACCGCCGAGGTGAAGTGGGCGAACGGCGTCACCTGGGATGCCACGATCGACGGCGCCGACATGAAGTGGCGCATCGAATCCGAGGACTGCACCGCCGCGATCATCCCCGACGGCACCGGATTCGTGATCTGGGTGCACTACCCGAACTCGACGACCAGCACGACCGATGACTACCCGTGGATGCGCGGCCGCGCATACCGCACTGACATGGAGGACTGACCCATGGCACTGACCGCACCCGCAGCGACCGCCAATGCGATCGCCGACTTCATCGCTGCCCGGGGGAACACCTTTTCCCTGCACACCGCCAATCCCGGCGCGGCCGGCACCGCCAACGAAGCGTCCGGCGGTGGATACGCACGGCAAACCGGCACCTACCCGGCAGCATCGGGCGGGGAGACCACGACCGGCGAGATGGTATTCGACGTGTCCGCGGGCACGTACACGCACGCCTGCCGCTGGAACGGATCGACACTGATCGAGGTGATCGATAACCCGGACATCACCATCAGCCCGGCGGGTGAGGCGAAGCTGACACACAAGGTCAAGGTCAACTACACCGCGCCGGCCTGACCATGAACGGGGGTACGAGCATGGCCGTATTTCCCGGTCCCGACCGCGGCACGGCCGTGTTCCCGAGCGCCGACCGTGGAACAGCGGTGTTCCCGGGGGCCGACCGTGGTGCGGCCGCGTTCCCTCCGTACCCGAAGGCTCGTGCTGCCGCGGCCGTCACGCTCGTCGACATCATCTCGACCGTGGCCGCCGCCGCGGTGCTCGCCGAGGCTCACGCCGAAACAACCGTCGACGTCGAATCGACGATCGCAGTGCTCGGCGCCGCTCACACGGTCACGGTCGTCGACGTCGAATCGAGCATCACTGCACGGACCGTCGTCGCGGTGGCCACCGCGACCGTCCTCGACCTCGACTCCACGACGACCCTCACGGCCGCGGCAGTCGCCGAGCTGGTGTCGACGATCGAGGTGAACTCCACGCCCATGGTGACGGGCGTGGCTGCGCGCGCAGTCCTCGAGAGCATCGTCGATGTCACCTCCACCGGGCGACTGGCGGGCGGGGTGACCGAGGCCGAGACGGTCGTCGACGTCACCTCGTCGATCGAGGCGGTCGCAGTGACGGCAGTCGCCGCGGCCACCGCCGTGGACGTTGCCTCGAACATCATCCTCGCGGCCCCGTCCGTGGATGCTGCCCCGGAGACGATCGTCGACATCGGCTCGACCACCACGGTCACCGGTGTGGCGGCGAGCGCGGCCGCCGTGTCGACGGTCGATGTGGAGTCGACCGGCACCGTGGAGCAAGTTGTCCCGCCGTTCCCACCGTCGGGGATGAACAAGTCCGGCAACTACACGCTGCCGTCCACGAACACCTGGCACACGATGCCGACGTGGGCGATCCGCAGCGGATACCCGGATACTGTCATCGTCACCAACGGTATTGAAGTCCCCGCAGGTGTTGAGGTCATGGTCGCCGGACAGTTGACGTTCGGATACACGGATTCCTTCTCGGGGAACGGCATGCGGATGCGGGTGATGGCCGGAGCCACGCAGATCGGTGCGGTCGCCGGCACACCGGGCAACGGCTCGGTGGCGGCTCTGACGCAGTTCACATGGAAGAACGAGACGGGTGCGACGCAGTTGCTCACCGTGCAGGGATACTCGACGTCGTCGTCGTTCGGCCGGAACATCGTCCAGGGTGGGGTGAACAGCTACCTCACGCTGGTGGCGGTGGTGCCACTCGTCGAACGCGCCGCGGACAGCTTCGACGACGGCCCGGGCGGGCTGACCGGACCTCTGTCGGAGGAATGGGTCACCACCGGCGGTGGCACCCTCGGCCGGGTCAACGGCCGTCTCAACGGTGTCGGTACTCCGTCGGTGCCGCTGTCGTACGCGTGGTGGCACGAGCCGATGCCGTCGGACACGCAGGTGGTGCGGGCGGTGATGCGGTGGGACGGCTACGACCCCGAGCACTCCGCCTGCGGCCTGGTCGTACGGGCGAACCCGTACCAGGATCCAGTGACGAATCCGGGTGCGCAGTTCGGTGTGCAGTTCTCGTGGACGCGTTCGATCATGGCGCTGTACTACGAGGACTACGACGCGACGAATGGTTTCGTGCCGGTGACCGGCGTGGCGCAGTATGTGTCGACATCGAAGTTCCCGGAGGGCGCGCTCGTCGAGCTACGTGCCGAAGGGAACCTGTACACCGCCCGGGTGAACGGCACGATCATGTTGCAGGGCACCGTGGAGAACAGCGTGATCCCGTTCTCCAACCGGTACGTCGGACTGACCATCCAGGACGACTCCGCGGTGCAGAACGGCGGCGGGCCCCCGGGGCGCCTCGACGACTTCCAGGCGCTCACCCCGTAATCTACCGCCGATCAGACTCTGTGCACGAAAGCGCCCCGCCTCCGAACAGGAGGCGGGGCGCTTTCGTCGTCTGTGCGGTCAGGAGTTCACGAGTTGGTGGACACGCTGAAACGACACTCCCAGTACTTCACCGATGTCGCGGAGGGTCGCACCGCGCTGTTGAAGCGCACGTGCGGCGGTGATCTGCGCTTCGGCGGCGCGGGCGCGCGCTTCCTCGGCGGCGCGCTGAGCCTGGTGAACCTCGCGCACTGCGGCCGCGAGATCATCGGGCAGCTGGACGTCGACCTCGATCTCGGCTTCCGGGGTCCCCGTCATGATGTGCACGAGATCGGTCGTCATCTCCTTGACCTCGCGCAGGTGGCGGGCCTGGGTGGTGCGGTCCACCTCCGGCACGTGGACCGACCACCACCCGTCGTCGTGGGTGAGTTGTGCGGTGACCTTCACTTCTTCCACCAGTCCTTTCCGAGCTTGTCGGCGGCTTCCTTGTAGATCGCCGTGGTGGTCAGTTCCTTGATCTCGTTGTGGCGGGGGACCGGGATCATCAGGCCGTCGATGGTGACGATGGTGTGGCGTCCACCCTCGGTGACCTCCACCGTGAGGCCCGCGGCCTTGGCGGCGTTGCGGAGGTTCTTGAGGATGTCCCGGCGCTTCGTCATAAGGATAGTCTAGTGTGACTAGACATATCAAGTCAAGTGAAACTAGACAGATTTGGCGCAGTGGTGGCACGGTGGCGTCCGAACGTGAAATCACCCACACAACGAATGCGCCCCACCTCGCCGAGGTGAGGCGCATTCGTCGCTCTCGAGATCCGCTTACTCGCAGGCGACGCCGTCGTTGTCACCGTCGAGGTGTGCCGCGTAGCCAGGCTCCCCGCGGAAGATCGGAGTCACGCCGGCCTGGCGGGCCTCGGTGCAGTTCGCGTACGACGGGCCGGACGACCCGGCAGAACCGGAACCGGAGCCGGATGAGATCCACGACAACGGGCCAGCCGATGCCACAGCGGGCGCCGCGATAGTCATCAGTGCAGCGGCGAAACCAGCAGCGACCAAACGTGCCTTCATGTTCTCCCTATTCGTTCGACGGAACCCCGACGAATGGGACATTAGATGACTGTCTCGGCATCGTGACAGCCAGGGAATCCTGCCCGAAGTGGGGCGGCCCCATTAGGGCGCCAGCTTCGGACCGAAGCTGGCTGTGCCTATCCGTCGACAAGGAGTAGAAGAACCAGGATGATCACCACTCCGATGGACAGGGAGATCACGAGCCCACCGGTGGGGGATCTGGCATCACCGAAAAGCGGTTCGTCGGAATCCCATTTCCACCGCCGCTTACCCACCCCGCCATGAAACCGCACTGTCCGGTATGTCTGCAATGAGTAGATCTACGCGCGCGGCTTGGAGCGGCGGCCGTACATGTGGGCCAGCGGCTCGTGTAACGGTCGAACCAGCGCCGCCGACACTACCGGCGGTAACCGTGAGTACCCCGACGCTCGACGGTGCCGCAGCAGAATCGCCCCCGCTCCATTGCCTCCGGCGCGGGGGCGATTTGCTTTTGCGCAGGTTACGAGCGTCTTGCATGCAAGGGTGCGAGTAATGCTCGCTCACTACCGGCGGCCGAATCGGCTGTGCAGCCCCCTGCGGCGCACAGACCGATCCGGCCCGAGTTGAGGATCGCACGCAGCCCTGAGAAATAGATGAGCCTCCCTGAACAAGAGAAGAGCCCCGCCGGGGAATCAACTCCACTCCGGCGGGGCTCCTGGCCGCCGGCAGGGGGGATGCGGCGGCCGATACCGCCCGAATGCAGGGGGTGCACGGGCGGCCAACAGGAACTTTACTTCAACTTTGAACCAGATTGAAGACCGCCCACAGCGCCCCTCCGTCGGTGCGGCCGGTGGAGGCGCCGACCGCACCGACGGTGGCGCCCGCGGCGTCACACGGATCCCCGCCGTCCAGAACTCCACAGCCGGGCGGGCGCACAACGTCGGGGTTGCGCACTTCCGAAGGTGGAGAAGCGAGGAGCCGAACGCGATGTCCAGCCCTCCCCGGCGGTCCACCACGCTTCGACGAGGGTGAGATTTCGACAAACCGGGCGTAACGCCAACAGGTGTCCGACTGCCCGCCCCGCGGAATACGCATGGCCAGTGTCAGGGCTATGGCAACATTTGTAACGTTAGGGACTAAAGTCCCGACAACGTTGCCGGTGGTCCCGCATCCCCCGAGGCGGGCCCACCCTTCCGCACTACCCTCCCCGGTGTGTGGATGAGAAAGGTACCGTCGGCGGACGCGCCGACGGGACCCAGCGGGCAGGAAAACGAGCAGGGCCGGCTCTCACTGTGCAGCCCCCCTGCGACGCGCAGACCGAACCGGCCGGTTTCCAGAATCCCACGCCCGCCTGCGGTGAGGACGAAATCGGACTGAAAACCCCGCCGGAGAGAGAGTGGGGCAACTCCGGCGGGGCCTCGGTCACCGTGCAGGGGGGGTGACGGTGACAAGACCAACGGTATCGAAGGTCGAGCGACCTCGTGGGAGAACGCACGCCTGGCCCGCTCAAGTAGGTGAAGCCCCGCCGGGGATCTCTGTGAGGAGCCAACCGGCGTGGCCTGGCCGCCGGACGGGGGAGAACGGCGACCAAGATCAACTATCCAGGTCGGCGTCGATGAGGCGGGCTGAGAAGATCCTCTCACAGGCGCTAACAAAGTACCGCCTCAAGGCTATAGACGGCTGGGATCCCCGCCCCGGGAGGTGTAGGGTTCTGTGGAACAGGTAGTCGAACACGTGTGCGAATGGAGAGGGCTCATGGCCGACAAGTCGCCGATTGAATGGACCGAAGCTACCTGGAATCCAGTGACGGGATGCGACCGCGTTTCGGCTGGATGTGACAACTGCTACGCTCTTACTCTCGCTAAGCGCTTGAAGGCCATGGGGGCGGAGAAGTATCAAAACGACGGTAACCCTGTAACCTCTGGCCCGGGCTTCGGGGTGACAATCCATCCGCAAGCCTTAGAGCAGCCATACAAGTGGCGAAGTCCGCGCCTTGTATTCGTAAATTCAATGAGCGATCTATTTCACGCTCAGGTGCCAATTTCCTTCATTCGTGACATCTTCGATGTGATGCGTAATACGCCCCAGCACACGTACCAAATTCTCACGAAGCGTGCCCTCCGACTTTCCCGAATTGCGCCCAAACTCGACTGGCCCGAAAACGTATGGATGGGTGTATCGATCGAGGACTCCAGCACCCTTGGGCGAGTGGACCATCTCAGAATGGTGCCAGCAAGTATTCGTTTTCTATCCTGCGAACCGCTCCTGGGTCCGTTGGATGGAATCGATCTGCGCGAGATTGATTGGGTTATTGCTGGCGGCGAATCCGGCCCAAATTATCGCCCGATGGAGATTTCTTGGGCTCGGGGAATTAGGGATGCATGCGCCGCCGCCAGCGTCCCATTCTTCTTCAAACAATGGGGTGGGCGGACGCCAAAAGCGTTTGGCCGTGAGCTAGACGGTAAGCTCTGGGATGAGATGCCAGACTACGCGTTAGCTTGAGGGTAAGGAGAACGTGACACCTGCGGAGAACTGCCGTTTTCCATTCGGTCTGAAAACAATAATTTCTCCGGCCTTCTCCATTTCTTTGAGGATTGGTGTCACATGTGTTTCCCTATAAGGGGTACATAAGACGGCGAATTCCTTCACCTCATCCGCTGAAATACCGCTGCGTCCGACATATTCGTTGACGATCGCCTGCTTCAGCGGTCGAAGGTCCGGTGTCTGCTCAAATAGGGTGCCCTGACCGTCCATGCGGTCTGAGAACTTATAGTTTCCGCCTGGATCGATCTTCCACATTGCGGCCTTCATCCGTTGAACCCCGACTGGGCTATTGGTTGCATGAATAAGCGCATATGATACATTTCCAGTCCGGTTCAGCATATAAAATTTCTGGATGTGCTCTAGCTTTGTGTTCTTGGCTAGAGATTTGGCGTAGACCTCGACCAAATGTCCGATTCGGTCGTGGTTTTCTTCGTATTCGGCAAGTACTTCATCAACTTCCATTCCGTACAGTGCCTGAATCGGCGCCTCTTGGTGGTCTCTGGTGATGAATCGCTGTACGAAACCAACCATGAAATTGATAAACAGCTCGCTTCGCTCCGTTTCGGCTATCCCCTTCAGTAGGTCCATGGGGAACCGTGTATACCCGAATGGATCGATGAAGGCAAATGTCGGTGCGAGCTTCCGGTTCTGCTCACGAACAGCCTCGATAAGTCGATTCATTTCGTTATCGAAGGAGCCGTTGATGACATGAGTCTTAATATTATCGGGCCATGGCGCTAGCTCGATCTTTAGGCGCTCTAGCTCCTGTTCCAGTGACGCGCAGTTATCAATATCCTTCTCAATAAATACGAACACGAACTCACAACCTGACATTTTCGGAAGGAAGTGATGAGTGCGTAGTCGGCGCAAAGCAATCTGCGGTGATCCTTCGCTACCGTCGTCGTACCTACCGCGGCCAGCAAACCCGTCAATGTAGAGCACGCGTCCGCGCCATCGAGACAAAATGGGAAACCAAGCGCCGAGATAATTCTCAAGGATTTGATGCTTCGCCTTTGTGTGTGGAGCCATTTTCCACTTACTTGGGTCGCTGTCCTTGCTCACGTGTTCTCCTCTTTGGGGCAGTCGGCTAAGTCTCTGACGAAGAGTCGAACAAACCGATCGTTCTGTTACAGTGTGACTGTCGGTATCACGCAACCATCTAACGCCTGCGGTTGGCCGCTTCTCGGTGGCGTCCCGGTTGATGACAAACGCCTTGTCCGATGGCCGGGGCGTTCACGGGGCCGGATCTTTCCTCCGGCCGACTGGGAACCTGCTGAAACTCGAACGCATGTGCAGAAATACTGGGTATGGCCTCATTCGAACGCGCACCCAGGAAGTGCCCGAACGGACACTCACTCACCCTAGAACGGGATCCTCGTCGGTTGGGTCCCATGCAACTGCACACTGGTCGCCGTGGGTCGCCACACGTGGATCTGCCGAACTTTGCGAGACAACGATTGGCCAGCCGCCGCATGTCGGTCCGCTGCGGCCCGGAGTGAAGTGGTCGTGACATGAAGAACGCCCCGGGTGTGTGGGTGCCGGGGCGTTCAGTCAGCAGTGTAAGAGAAGGGTGTCACCTTCGGCGTAGACTGGTCCGTTCGCCGTTGCCGGGCTGCTGCGACCTATCCGGCAGCGCACTCCTGAGTCCACCCGGTCGTCCCGTCGGTGAACATCGTCGTTCCGGTCTGATACATCGACGAATCCATGCAGTAGTCGATGACCTTCCCCACCAACGGCTGCGGATCACCGATCGGGGCACCGGTGTAGCCGACAGGGGGACTCCCAACCGGAGCCTGCGCGGGCGCCGGAGCGTCAGTGGTCCGGGCTGTAGTCACCGCAGGCGAAGTGCTGACCGGTACCTCCTCCACGATCTCAGACTCAGGCGCGGCGGCCACTTCCGGAAGCACCCACTCGATCCGCACATCATCACCGCTCTGTGTCGTGTGATAACCGATCACACGCGCATCGTTCGGCACGTCGAGCGTCACCGTCCCATCTGCCGACGAGTTCGCCGGCAGATCGATGAACGCGTTCGACCCGCGAGTCGAGCATGGCGTCGCATCCGATGTGTCGAGGTTCTTCGCGATCTTCCCGGCATTGTCGACGTAGTAGAAGTCCGACTGCCAGAGCCACTGGGTCGCTGTCGCATCGCCGATCGCCACAGTCGCCTGGAATGCCTTCTTCGTGATCTGGTCGGGGTCCGTCGTGTTGATGGGACACCCTTCGGTGGTCAGCGCCGTATCGGAAACCTCAAGGACGATCGCGCCGCTCTGGGACACGGTCGCGGTCTCACCGAGTGCGATTTCGACTGCGCCCCGAGCGTTGAGGCCGGAGGACCGCTCCGCGCCGGTCGTGCTGGTAGGGCCGGCTGATTCGACGACCTCGGTGCCGTCGTCGCTACCTCCGCAACTTGCGAGCAGGAGTATGGCGGCGGGAGCAAGGGCGACGGCGCGGAGTCTCATGCCCGGATCATCCCATCCGGTCTGTTTTGTGTTACTTCCTGGCCGGCTCGTGCCCACCGTCGTACCGACGTGTCGGTGACACCGACTTCCTTCGCGACGGCGCGGAAGGACATGGTTGTGGTGGCGAGCAGCTCAAGTGCGCGTGCTCGCCGATCTTTGGGTGTCTCGACTGCCACCTCCGGTTCGACAGTCGGTGCCGCCGCCTCCGCAGGCATCGTGTCCGGGGTTGTGTCTACGTCGCGACCAGGTCGCGACTGTGCGTCGCGGGCAAGTTGCACCGCGAGGTGCGGCGCGACCAGTAGGCACAGCGGTGGCACCACCGACACCGCTGCGGCCGCGAGCGGCGGGAGTGGTCCCGGCGGAAGGACCTGGCTGCCGACGGCGGCGGTCATCGATACTCCGGTGCCGGCGGCGAGGAGGGTCCACGCGTAGCGGCGGGATCCGGTAAGGCGAAGGACGCCGCGGGTGGCGACGATGGTGATGCCGTCGACGATGAGCGGCCACACGTGTGCGGCGTAGGCGCCGTAGCCGGCGCGGAGCGCGAGGTCTACGAGCTTGGTATAGGAAAGCAGGAACGCGAGGGCGGCGATCGTGACGGTGAGGTACGCGTCGGTGCTGTGGGCACGTTTCAT